TTGATTTTGTTTCTTTTTTCATGATTTAAATGTTTGTTTTGTTCTAATAATAGTGGCAATGAGTTGTTAGAACAATATAATTCTTGCAAAGAATTATTGAGTTTAGGTAAACTGGTTAATTGATTGTACTCACAAACTAATTTTTTCAAAGAATGATTAAGTTCAGGTAAACTTGTTAATTGATTATTAGAACAATATAATCTTTTCAAAGAATGATTAAGTTCAGGTAAACTTGTTAATTGATTATTAGAACAATATAATCTTTGTAAAGAATTATTGAGTTCAGGTAAACTAGTTAATTGATTATTAGAACAATATAATTTTTGTAAAGAATGATTGAGTTCAGGTAAAGAAGTTAATTGATTATGAGAACACTCTAAATATTGTAAAGAATGATTGAGTTCAGGTAAAGAAGTTAATTGATTATGATAACACTCTAAATATTGTAAAGAATGATTGAGTTCAGGTAAAGAAGTTAATTGATTATGAGAACAATATAATATTTCTAAAGAATCATTGAGTTTAGGTAAAGAAGTTAATTGATTATAATGACAATATAATATTTCTAAAGAATCATTGAGTTTAGGTAAAGAAGTTAATTGATTATAATGACAATATAATTCTTTTAGATTACGAAACCGTTTTAAACATGGAATATAAGTAAGACTTTTATATGATATATTAATCTTTTCAATATTATCTGGTAAAGAATTGATATATTCTTCAATATTAAATGCTTGCATTTTATGTTTCTTTATATTATTTTCATATAAAAAAAGAATATAAAGACATTTCAATTTTTTTATTTTTTCTTATTTTACCAAGCACTAATGACTCTATCCAATTCTTCTTCCGTAATATCATCGTTTTTGTCATGCAATAATTCAATCAATTTGCTAGGATGATACATATTTTCTATCTTTGGTAATCGTACTTTCAACCATAACCAATCACGGAATTTTTGTTTGAATTTTAAAGACCAAAATAATAATTTACAACGATATAAACATTCAGTAATATAATTGATTTTGTTTCTTTTTTCATGATTTAAATGTTTGTTTTGTTCTAATAATAGTGGCAATGAGTTGTTAGAACAATATAATTCTTGCAAAGAATTATTGAGTTTAGGTAAACTGGTTAATTGATTGTTGTAACAAAATAATCTTTGTAAAGAATGATTAAGTTCAGGTAAACTTGTTAATTGATTATTAGAACAATATAATCTTTGTAAAGAATTATTGAGTTTAGGTAAACTGGTTAATTGATTGTTGTAACAAAATAATCTTTGTAAAGAATGATTAAGTTTAGGTAAAGAAGTTAATTGATTATAAGAACAATATAATTCTTGCAAAGAATGATTTAGTTTAGGTAGATATATTAATTGATTATGAGAACAATATAATATTTGTAAAGAATCATTTAATTCAGGTAAACTGGTTAATTGATTGTACTCACAATCTAATATTTGTAAAGAATTATTGAGTTTAGGTAAACTGGTTAATTGATTGTTGTAACAAACTAATTCTTGCAAAGAATCATTGAGTTTAGGTAAACTGGTTAATTGATTGTTGTAACAAACTAATTCTTGCAAAGAATCATTGAGTTTAGGTAAAGAAGTTAATTGATTATGAGAACAATATAATTCTTGTAAAGAATCATTGAGTTTAGGTAAAGAAGTTAATTTATTATTATGACAATATAATACTTTTAGATTATGAAACCGTTTTAAACATGGAATATAAGTAAGACTTTTATATGATATATTAATCTTTTCAATATTATCTGGTAAAGAATTGATATATTCTTCAATATTAAATGCTGACATTTTATGTTTCTTTATATTGTTTTCATTTAAAAATCCATTTCAATTTTTCATAAATATTCTTCATTTGATGAATACATTTTTTTTACACATTTTCTCATTTAAAACGCCCATTTTATATAAGAACTTATATGTCCTATAAAATGGGCGTTTTAAATGAGAAAAGGTGTAATTACTGCTCGATGTCTTCATCAATAAAGTCTTCGAACTTATGGTTATATTTTTTTTGTAAAATTACCTTTTCTTTTAGACATATTATTTAATTGATTTGTTTAAATATTCGTTCGTAAATAAATGATTTAATATAATCTGTTTGTATTAAAATGACCTCTTTAGCAGATTTATTCAATCCAACCTTTTTCATAATTTTAGGAATTGTTACTTTGTTTGTTGCTCTCACAATCGTCTATTTTGAAAGTAAAATGAGAGAACAAAACCATAAGATTGCATCCATGTTGAGTTTAGTATCCACCTTGGCAGAAGATGTAACAAGTGTGAAAATGGGTTTAAATCATTTAGCAGTGAATATGGTGAAACCGTTAGAAATGACTGAAATACAAAATCATGAACCAACTATAAAATCGATGCAATTGATTGATGTATCGGAAGACGAAGAATCTATTGAAAATGAAGCAGAAGTATTGGAATTAGAAGAAGAATTGGAAGAATTGGAAGATGAAGACATAGAAGAATTAGACGACGAATTGGAAGATGAAGACATAGAAGAATTGGAAGATGAAGAATTAGACGACGATGAATTGGACAATGAAGAAATAGAAGAATTAGACGATAACAATATGGAAGAAGTGGATGTTATCAATATGGAAGAAGACGTGAAAGAAGAAGATAATCATATGGATGATGTCAAAGTGATTAAATATGAATTGGTCAATGAAGATAAAGCACTCTATAGTAGCGAACAGATTGAAGTGTATGAAGGTGAAGGAAATGAAGAAAAGAATAAAGATTCGGTTATTCCCTCAGAAAGCGAATTAAAGACCATTTCAATTAATTTAGGAGGTGAAGAAGATATTTCACATAATGCAGAACATATAGAATTCAAGAAACTCGGATTACCCAAATTGAGAAGTATTGCCATTGAAAAAGGACTTATCCAACCATCCGACGCACAAAAATTGAAAAAACATGAATTGTTGAAAATTTTAGGAGTGGAGAATTAAATGAATAATAAAATAGTATCTTTATACATTATAGAATCATGAGTTGGAGAACTTGTTATAGCGGATCAAACAATATCGATTTTAATTTTCCACCCATTATTTCCGATGGTCGTAATTACACTACTTGGCAAGCAGACGCTGTGGTAAATAACCGCATACAACGTCAAGAAAATATTCAAAGCAACTGGGCATATCGTCAATTTCTGCAAAAAAACGGATTGCAAGTGATGAATTATAATACACAAGAAGCATGTTATACGTCCGGATTGGATCCACATTATGATACAGATGCCACTCCATCCAGTAATGTTCCACATCGATTTAAAGGTATATTTGATACGAGCAAACCAGGATTTGGATATTGCAATTCTGATTTAAAGAATCCATATGTATCGAGAGAACAGTTGAACTCTAGGTTAGTCGCCCCTTCCATACATGGTCCCTTTTAACGAAAATACGAAAATGTATTTTATATTGAATATTTTATATATAAATTTATTATATATATATATATATATAAAATGTCTGCGATAATTGCTATCAATGAAAATAATGCATTTACTGTTAATAGAAATGTTAAGTGTAGTAATATGAATGTTGTTACTGACATATCATGCGTTTCTCTAAATACTTCATCCATTTCTTGCCAAGATTTAGATATCAATAATATAAATATAACCGGCGATATATACGTATCTCCAAATCAATCCTATATGCCAGTTGGAGGAGTGTGTATCTATTCAGGGGTAACTGCGCCCACTGGATGGTTATTATGTGATGGAAGCGCTATCAATAGAACAACTTATTCACGTCTTTTCAATATTATAAACACTTCATATGGTTCAGGTAATGGAACCACTACTTTCAATTTGCCAAATTTGCAAGAAAGAATTCCAGTTGGAAAATCCAATGATTCGACTTTAGGAGCAGTTGGAGGTAATAGTTCAATCACATTATCAACAAATCAATTGCCTAGTCATACACATACAGGTACTACCGATTCAAATGGTAATCATAGTCATACTGGAACAACAAGTACAAATGGTGATCATACTCACGGAAGTAATGCAATAGGTGGTCAAGACAATCTTGGGTTATGTACAGCAAATGGAAATAATACTGTTACGAATACCGATAGTTCAACTGGCGAATTAAATGTATGGACAACGCCTTATGCATTATCAATATCCAACGCTGGAGATCATTCACATACTCTAACTATTGATAATAATGGCACTCATTCGCACACATTTACTTCAAATCCAACTGGCAATGGAGAACAAATTGATATTCGAAATAAATTTATTGTCATGAATTATATTATTCGTTGTTAAAACATAATAAATAAGTTATACCATATTTATCTATTATGAAAGTTCTCTCTATTGATGTCGGTATTAAAAATTTAGCATTATGTCTCTTTGAAAAGTCTCCAGGCGCAGATCATTTCAAAATCTCGAAATGGGATGTGGTCAATATTTCTGAATACGATGCTGCCTTGAAATGCTGTTTTGTCGAAAAAAATGTTCTTTGCAATAAACCTGCCAAATTCAAGAAGGATGAACAATGTTATTGTGCTAAACATTCCAAAAAACAACCATTCCAAATTCCTTCTTCCGAACATAAACCATCTTTCATCTCAAAACAAAAATTAGTCACCTTGTATGAAATAGCAGACTCGTATGGTATCCAGTATGAACCAAAATGTAAGAAAACCGAATTAATCCATCAAATCAATCAACATATCTATAAAACGTATTTTCAACCGATTGAAAGCAAAAACGCCAATGAAGTCGATTTGTTTCATATCGGTCTCAATATTAAACATAAATTAAACGATCTGTTCAAAGACGAAGGAAAGATTGATTACGTCATTATTGAAAACCAAATTGGACCTTTGGCAATTCGAATGAAAACCATCCAAGGAATGATTGTGCAATACTTTATCATGTCCGACATGGATGTGGAAAACATCGAATTCATTTCTGCATCCAATAAATTAAAGGACTGTGATATAAAAGAGAAAGAAAAATATAGTGACCGCAAAAAACTGGGCATCGCCAAATGTTTAGGAGTGCTAACCTTGGACTTTCGATTCCAAGAACATAGAGAGTATTTCAATAGTCATAAAAAGAAAGACGATTTATCCGACGCCTTTTTACAAGGGTTATGGTTTATCAATCATAAACAACTTTAGATTCGATTATTTAATTAATGCATATTGACCCATTTAGTATTTTAAATGTTCATTCAAAATATTAATTACTCAAAATATTAATTACTATTCGTAATACTTAAAATTAAATGTTCTCATTTATCAATAAATATGTCAGACATCATGGAAATCACAGAACTCGACTTGAACGACGACTTTGGACATTCATCATCATCCAATTTTGGCGGCGGATTAGAACTTTTGATGAATGATAAAGTGAGAGAAAGTTCAAGACCGACCAGTGATATTGATTTAGATGATTTGAATCGACTCGAAAGCGAATTAAACGATTTAGTGGATGATGTCCCTGCCTCCAGTTTTGCACCTAAATCAGATCTGTTTGATAAACCAAGTGTTTCTTTTAGCGAATCTTCCTTTAAATTAGGCGGTTCAGATAGTGGTTTGGGACGAGCCACATTTGAGACGGAAAATGATGCAAAAACATGGGATGGATATGGCAAATTTAATAACATCCCATTCAATCCAGATAAACCTGTTCCATTAGAACCAAAAATGTCTCGCGAGGAAACCATGAGAGAGAAGTTTAAGTATTTACGTAAATTGGAAGCATTGGAAAAGAAAGGTGTTGAATTATCCAAAAAGTATTCCATGGAATCGAATTTACAAGAAATGATAGGTGAGTATGAAACGATTATGGACGAAAAGTCAAAACAAAATTCGATCAAATTCCAAGGCAATATGCTCATGGCAGTAATCAATGGCATTGAATTTTTGAATGGAAAATTTGACCCTTTTGATGTGAAATTGGATGGATGGTCTGACCAAATCCAAGAAAATATTACGGACTACGACGATATTTTTGCGGAATTACACGATAAATATAAAAGCAAGGCATCCATGGCCCCTGAATTGAAGTTATTATTTCAACTGGGAGGCAGTGCAATGATGGTTCATATGACCAACACCATGTTTAAGAGTGCCATGCCTGGAATGGACGATATATTGCGTCAAAATCCAGACTTGATGCGTTCCTTCCAAAATGCAGCGGTCAATTCAATGGCGCAAACCAATCCTGGATTTTCCGGATTCATGAATAATATTATGACTCCAACTTATAGTGATCCAAAACCTGCTCCTGGAATGGGACCTCCTCCACCACTCGCTACCCAAGGTCCAAATGCGGTCCCACCACCAATCGGAAGACCTGGCAATAATAATTATGCAAGACCTGATTTGAATTTTAGCAAGAGCAATTACGAAGATGGAATTAGTTTAAGAGAGAATTTAGAGAGACCTGATGTGCAAGATAGAACCAGTAGAAGACAACCAACAATGTCGCGACCAGAAATGAAAGGGCCCAGTGATATTACAGATATTCTCTCTGGATTGAAAACCAAGACTATTAATATTCAACAACCTCCCTCTAATCCAAATGATAGCAGTATTTTGAGTATCAATGATATGAAAGATTTACAATCAGATGTTAATATGCCAAAACGTAGTGGTCGCAGAAAAAAATCCGCAAGTAATACGGTCAGTTTAGATATATAATAGTATATTTATTATTTCATCCGCTGTTAATAGATAAGGACTATTATGGTGGTTTTCAGGAATATCATAATAATCAAATTTGTCTATAACATCCGTCAGTACAGTGTATTCATTTTGCATAAAAGATTTAATGCAAAATGAAATCTTGGAATAAAATAGAACAGAATGAAATCGTTAAGACCAGATTTAGTATTTTCCTATTGGATTTATGTATGGTATCTGTTTTACACATTGAAATTCATTTCTTTTTCACCGAAATTTCCATTACTTTTGGGACTTCTTGATAATATAGTTATGTTTGTATTGATGATCCTCTATGGAACGAGTAGAGAGACTATTTTTTATTTTATGATTATCAATACATTGATTAAAATCGTGCCTCTATATTACTTAAGAAAGGAATCTGTTCGTTTGAATGACATTTTCTTCACCATTGGTTTGTTTGGACTATTTATTCTTTGGTTACATATCAATCGACAACATCTAATGGGTAACTTGAAACTTATTTACTATTCATTACTGTATGGACAAAACAAAACGCCTTTTATGGCATTTTTTAAATACAATTTCAAAAATCTTTAGAACCATTTCGTATTCTTTTTTAAATAATAATGACAATATTTAATAATCATGAAAAACAAATTTTCAATGACAAGTTGCACTAAACCTGGCATCAAAATTCGTAATTCGGACAACGAATATACACATGATCCATTCGCTGACTATGAAATTGGCAAATCAGTAGCACTTCCTCCCCCTCCTCTTCCATCAAATAAAAATAACATCCAATATGATCAATCCAAATATGAAATGTTAGATCTGAATATAGAACATTATTCGAGAGAAGAATTATACAAGTTATTTGGATTCAGAACATCCATTATTCTTACAGAAGATAGCATGAAAGAAGCAAGGAAAATCGTGCTTAAAACTCATCCAGATAAGTGTCGATTGGATAATAAGTATTTCATTTTTTTCAATAAAGCATATAAACGATTGCATGACATTTTTGAATTTCAAAATAAAACTTCTTCCAAGAAAATCGATACCAACGACTACTTTGAAAAGGAAAATGTAAAAGTCCTCGATAAAATGTTTGATAACAAAAAAGATTTGAAAGATCCGTCCCAATTCAACGATTGGTTCAATGCCCAATTTGAGAAAAATAGGTTAGAAGGTCCAGTTGAAAATGGATATGGGAACTGGTTACAATCGGACGAAGATATTGTCTATACTCCGCAAAACATAACCAAGGATTCCATGGCGAGAGAAATGGAAAAACGAAAAAAACAAATTCAAACCATTACCACTTATTCTGGCGTTGGTAGTTCATTCGGTGGATCTTCTGCAGGTGGTTCTGCGTTAATGGAATATAATAGCAATTTTTCATCTGGATCCCTATTTGGCGGTGATGGTATCGGATATACGGATTTAAGACAAGCATATGTCGAATCGGTGATTCCTGTTACCGAAGACGATTTTACGAAAATGCAAAAATTCAGAAATGTGGATGAATATCGACGCAACCGAGATTCAGTGGATATTACACCATTGAATAAAGAAGAATCTATGCGAATGTTATACCACCAAGAGAGTAAAGATAATGAAGAATCCGCTGCATTGGCATTTTATTATGCCAAACAATCTGAAAAAGTGAAAAATAACGCCGATGTATTTTGGTCTGGATTGAAACAATTAACCAATTCTTAACCAATTCTTATAAACAACACTTGGATTCATCCAGATGGATTAATGAATTACACTCAATATTCGAATATCCCAATGTATGATGGATCAATCTTCTAACAATACAATGAAGTCCGTATATTCGCATATAATGAAATGGGTTATAACATTCCACTTGTAGAGAGATGTCGTCTTTTGCATAATAGAAATATTGGTCTTTATAATCTTTGTTATCTATGGAAATGTATAGTAGTTTATTGTTTATTTTATTACAGGAATGAGAGGACATTGAATATACATTATTTCTCTCTACTGTTATACTACGAATATTCTCTATGTCGTTCGTTTCGATAAAAATACCTCGAAGACTGTAACCATATAATGAAGTATGAACAGTTTTATAGATTGGTTGATGCGGTTGAATATTATATGTGGATAAATAGTGAGAGACTTGTTCCAAACATAATGATTTATTATAGAATTCTTTTACAATACTGTTATTTCTACCCTTAAATATCATTTTACATGACTGAAATGGATTGGATGGAGTTAATACACATTTCAATTGCATATAATGCATAGCATAGAGTGGTAAATAATCTCCTAACCAATCAAATGGAATGAAAAGAATGGATGAGGTGGATTCTTTATCGAAATAAGAAAGGCAGAAGGATAAAGGAATCAAATAGATAACTCTATTGTCTGGATGCATGGATATTTCCAAAGATACAGTTTGACACATTGTATATAATTCTTCTGCATTAATAGAGTTACCTGTATCAATAAGTAATGAATAAGGTTGAATCTCATCATACTCTTCTTTCTTCGGAATCATCCACAATTCATTCTTTTCAAATACTCTTTCTACTATATTATTTGGATTGACTGACATGTATATTCAATAGTTTTATTTATATATTGATAATGTTACATATTCTTTTGTCTTGAATATATAAAATGAACCAAAAACTTGAAAACGGATTATTTATATTTAGACGCGATTTACGCATAGTTGATAATAATGGATTGAATTTTCTCTCCACCTTATGTAACAACATATATGCCATATTTATTTTTACACCAGAACAAGTCGGTTCTGGAAACAAATACAAGTCTAAAAACGCAATCCAATTCATGATTGAATCCCTGGAAGATTTGGCATCACATATCAGTAAGGAAGGAGGACATTTATATACATTTTATGGACATAATGAAAAGGTCATTGAAGATTGTATAAAGGCATGGGATATCAATGTGGTCGCATTCAATGTGGATATTACACCTTATGCACGTATTCGTGACGATGCCATTGTGAAATTATGTCAAAAAATGCAGGTATTTGTCACGTATGACGAAGATTATTTTTTACATAAACAAGGATCCGTATTGAATGGGTCAGGACAACCATATGTCAAGTTTACACCTTTTTATAATCAAGCCAAATCCAAAAAAGTGGAGAAACCGGTTGCCAAAAGACATCTTCCGTTCAAACATTCAAGTGCTCGCATTCCCCATCATATAACCTTGGATCAAGCCATGAAACGATTGGTGGGCACATTAAATCCAGAGATAATGGTTCATGGAGGAAGAACAGAAGCCTTGAAACAGATGCGAATCGCTGCAAAAAACATAAAACATTATTCTGCCACGAGAGACACATTATCCAAACCCACTTCCCATCTCTCTGCCTATATCAAATTTGGTAATATAAGTATTCGAGAAGTGTATTACGCATTTAAATCCAATCATTCATTTATCCGTCAATTATATTGGAGGGATTTCTATGCAGGATTATTATTCAATCATCCACAGTTGCTTGGGAAAAGTTTGAATGCCAAGTATGATAATATTCGATGGCATCGTAATGAGAAGTGGTTGAATGCATGGAAACAAGGTAAAACTGGTATACCAATAGTCGACGCATCGCAGCGTCAGTTGCTTTCAATCGGATGGACGCACAATCGAGGAAGAATGATTTCGTCAAGTGTATTAATAAAACTATTGTTAATAGACTGGAGAGAAGGGGAACGCTTTTATGCAGAGCATTTGGTCGATTATGATCCTGCCAATAATAATGGAGGATGGCAATCTTCTAGTGGTGGAGGTGCCGATGCGCAACCTTATTTTCGATATTTCAATCCTTATTTACAGTCGAAAGAACATGATGCCGAGTGTGAATACATTAAACGATGGATTCCAGAACTGAAAGATGTTCCTCCAGAGGATATTCATGACTGGGAAATTGCTTGGGAAAAACATGTAAATTGTGGTTATCCAAAACCAATCATTCATTATGCAGAACAAAAAGAAAAATCAATCAACATGTATAAACATGCAATTTATTAGTGGATTAAAAGTTAAGTATTAGATCAATAGTTGAGGTTTGAATAATTCATTTAAACATTGATCCATAAGAGGCACAAATTGATCTTTACATAATGTCAAAGTTACTCCATGTGCCATTGCTAATACCATTTGTGACTTTACAAAATGATCACTCGGTGTGATTCCTATTTTGGCAAGCGCTGGTTTTGTAAAATAGGATTTTAATTTCGATAAGAAGGTATAAATCTGGATTTGATTCGCCTTTTTCGATTCATAAATCGTCTCACGAATTATCTCTTCAGTAAAAGATACAATTTGTTCATAATCGGATGCAGGAATTTGCTTCATGATTCCAGGCGGTTCTAATAATCCAGATTGCAACAACTTTTCGGCAGATTCTCTCGGCGGCATATCAAACAATTGCGTCATCACTTCAAACATCAGTCCTTTATAGTCAGATTGTAATGAATAAACAATCCCAAAATCGAGAACTCCTATTTTATAGGGATATTTTGCATCATTGGCATCTTTGATAAATAGTATATTTCCGCTATGCAAATCGCCATGGGTAACGCCATGAAGAATGCTTGTCACTATACCAAATTTAATGACTTGTTTCGCAAATCCTTCGTAATCTTGTTTATTCAATTGATGGATTTTTTGACCTTGAATATAATCCATGAGAATGACATTCGGATATTGTTCGGTTATACGTTTATCTGCATATGGAATAACCACATATTTCAAGTGTTTACAGTTCTCTCGCATCTGATTCATATTATTCACTTCTTCCAGGAAATTGGTCTGGTGTCTGATGATATCAATGTTTTTCAAGATTACTTTATCCAATTCATATTTATGTATCAAGGGAAAATAGGATGCTAAGGAAACAATAAACAATAACTTATCAATGGCATCTTCCAATGTTTGCTGGATATGTTTGCGTTTGAGTTTGACAATATATATTTTATTGGTATGTTTTTGATGCATTTTAAAAACCAATGATATCATTCCTGAATTCATGGGAACAAATTGAGTTACTATTTTAAAACCATAATAATCTGTTAAATCATACTTCTTCACAATCTCGAGTAATAATGATTCATCAATGTCTGAATAATCCCATGGCGCATTATCCGTATATTTGAGCAGTTTGTTACTCATAGTATTGTCAATGAAACTATTATTTAAGGCAAATGCTTGGAACATCTTAACATATAAAATATTGATAGAAATGAGTCTATATGTAATTCTGTCGATAAAGAGGGGGTAGTCATTTAGTATGCAATAAATAAGATATTCTGACCCAACTATAAACAATAATTGAAGCGTAAATAATATACCTTTTATTTGTTTCAGCATGAATAAGGATATTCTATATTTATCTTTAAATGAATATAAAAGTTTGTTTATTATGATATTTTGCTGTTGTGACATATTTTGCTGTTGTGACATATTTTGCTGTTGTGACATATTTTGCTGTTGTGACATATTTTGCTGTTGTGACATATTTTGCTGTTGTGACATATTTTGCTGTTGTGACATATTTTGCCTAAACAATATGAAAACTTAATCTTTAGTAAAAATATGATTATAGGCATTTGTGGATTCAAATCATCTGGCAAAGACACGGTTGCAGACTATTTAATCAAGGAGCATGGATATGTCAAATACAGTTTTGCTTCCGTGGTCAAAGATATTATTTCTCTCATGTTTGGATGGTCGAGAGAAAAACTAGAAGGATTGACGAAAGAAGACCGTGAGTGGCGCGAACAAATAGATCCTTGGTGGTCTCAAACCTTACAAATGCCATTATTATCACCACGATATGTCATGCAATATATTGCAACCGATCTATTTCGCGACAGTTTTCATCCAGATATTTGGGTAAAAATCGTCGAAAACCAACTTATTCAATGCGGCAACCAAAATGTAGTGATTTCTGATTGTCGATTTCGTAACGAGATAGATATGATACGTCGCTTAAAAGGCATTGTTATTCATGTGCATCGAAATGTTCCTAAATGGTTTCATGAATATCGAAATGGAATAGAAGTGAATTTAAACAATGAGTATCATGTATCTGAAATAGAGTGGATTCGCTGCTACCGAGATCATGACACCATCCAAACATTACATTCACATATTGAAAATGTATTATCTATGTCTACGCGTTCTTGATCGCCTTGTATGACTCCTTCTTCTATGACTCCTTCTTCTATGACTCCTTCTTCTATGACTCCTTCTTCGACTTCCACCTTTTGCTGATATTGGACTATACTGGTTAATAATCGGATGATTCATTTCTATATTATATCAATATAAAAATTGAAATCACAAATATATAAAGATATAAAATGATATTAAAATATTTAGTATGACTACAAATATTATTCAAATTACTAATAACATATTTACTATTACAAGATCTGAAGGATGGGGTTATGTTCAACACATTTGCGAATTTGACAAAGATATTTTTGAACTTTTATGCACAAAAAACGTATCATCTCCATTAGAAGGTGGTAATTGCCAGGTTACATATCATTTCAAAATAAAACAAACTAATAAACCTTCATACATTGTATTTATTAAAGATTTTGGTGACAAAAAATATATATCGGATAATTATATTTATGATAATAATAAAAATGTAATTATTCGTTCATGTTAAATCACGTAAACATAAAACACGTAGACATAAAACACGTAGACATAGTTAAGTTAAGAAATATCTATAATTTGATGTCCATGACTTGTTTTCACTTTTTTCAATTTGATTCCTTTTTTATGCATTTCGAGATGACAACCTTCACATAACGTCATTAAATTCGCAGCATTATTTTTATGAAAGATGGATTCGTTCGTTTGAATTATACCATCGTCATCCGCCAAATGTTGGTATTCCATATGATGAACTTCTGTGCCCATATTTTCACCGCATCGTTCGCATAGATTGACCAATTTATTTGTGTTATATCTTGATTGTTTGAGAGATAACATACTTTGACCATCGCTATTATATTTGAGTCGTATTTGATTGGCACATTCCAAAAAATCATCTGGCAAATCCAGCGATTTACATACTTCCAATCCATAGACATTGGTTCCGGACCCATATCTTAATTTGCGATTATAGATCAACATATTTTTTTCCTTGTTATACACCACCTCCATATGTTTCAAATGAACCGTTTTCATCTCTCGGATCTCTTCATAATCCACTATTTCATGTAAATGTGTTGCAAATATAAAACTACTTTTCGCCTTATGCAGTCTCTGAATACCTGCCACAAAAATACTAATAGCACTTACCGTTTCTGTTCCTGAACATAATTCATCTCCTAACACTAAACTATTCTCATTCATCAATCGCAAAATAGTTCGCAGTTCCGACATTTCCACTTCAAACGTGGAGAGACCTTTGAATATATTATCATTGCCAATAATGCGCGTAAAGATGCTTTGGTATGGTTTATAGTGAAAGGATGAACAAGGCACAAATAATCCTGCTTGCGCTAATATAACCGCAATACCCAGTGCTCGTATTATGGTCGTTTTACCGACTGCATTGGTGCCAAACAATAAGATGCCATCCGTGTATCCATCACCAAGACATACATCATTGGTTACATATAATTCATTCAAGTGAAATTGCTCGATTAAACAGTGTCGTAATCCTTTTGCATCAAGAAATGCCTTTTTCGATTCTTTGATAACAGGTTTACAATAATGATACTGCTTGGCAATAGATGCTTTCGTATAAATCATATCCATCATGGTTATAAATTGAATAATTCTCTCCAACTCTTTCTGAAAAGATCCCAATTGATCAATGATTTTGTTATAGACGTTGGTAATCAGATCTTTCATAGAGATTTTGATAGTGGATATGTTTTTACAGAGGGACGAGATTTGACTATCCATAATAAACACATTTGACGAACTCTGCTTTTCATATGAAAACGTGTCCTTCGAAAGTGTGAATGACATTGACTTCTCTTTGGTTATAGGTAATGATACCGTTTCGGCAACAGAAGGTAATGCTTCTTTCAATAGATTACAACGCCTACTTGTGCATATCAAACTATATTGATTTTTTTCAGTTTCGTGAATTTTGACATAGTCCGACGATTTAGACGATTTTTTCTCTCTGCGTTCAATCAATAGACTAAAATAAGACCGAATCGATTCCAAACTCAACTCGGAACATTTCAATAAGTCTGCCTTCTTATCCAAGTCGATATCCACATTGGATCGAATAAAATTGGTTTCAAACTGTTGACACTGTTCAATCTCTTTGGCAAGTTGAATATCAATATTCTGTTGAATAAACTGCTGTATGGTTTCACATAAATCGCCAATTTCATCTATTGTTGGATCACCATGTCGCAAATATTGCATAATGGTATTATCGTGTTTCACCATGGCAAATATTTCCGAAATGGATTGAATATTCGAACATAATAAATATAAAGATTTGGGTGTTATTTTTTTGAGAAACAATTGTCTCTCCATTTTCGATATATCTTTAATAACCGATAATTTTGGTTTCATGGATTGAACCCAGGTTGGTAATATGGAGAGAACATATTCAGTAATATCATATTCTCGCTGTAAAACCGTTTCATCGCAAATGGGATGCAATAGGTTATATAGAAATCTTCGTTTACCCATCGGTGTTAAACACTGGTTCAGCATTTCAGAGACACATGAATATTTGGTCGGTTTCACATTTCCGTCATTGATAATATTCAATTGTTTCAGTGAATGATTTGCCAATGATAATCGTTTCGAAGTGTTTTCGAATACTGGTTCTGCAATTTTTGACACCAATTGAGGATTATGTTGATAGATGAAATCCAGTAAATAACAGAATGATTGAGTTGCAATATTATGATCATTAAAGTTTTGAATGAAAATGTCAAACGACGAAAAGGTGAAAAATGTGGATAAAATTTCTTTTTGGTAACACTGTTTTTCACAATTCTTGACTAATGTCTCCTTTCTTTTACTCATAGTGAGTGCATCATTTAAATGGATTTTATGGATGGTGGAACATGATATTCCTGCATAACTGATAATGGTATCCATTTCTTTTACGTCCGGCACATTGGAAATCAAAATAACTTCACTTGGATTATATATGGAAATAAATCTCTCCAATTCGTCATAAGTGGTCGGATTATTTACATATAATTCTTTAAACTGGAATATAGTGGATTTGCCGGTGTAAATGTCAATATTCGAAATGCCGACCACGACATATTTACCTTTCATAAAGACTTTGTTTTCGATATAATCAATCCATATACAAGTGGTCGAATTCGATAAATGTTGCGATTCATTATGAAAATAGGTTCCTGGAGAGAAAATGCCTGCTAAACTGCGCGTCGTGTTTTTCACATTTTCGTCTTGTGTATAGACAACCGCGGTAAATCCAGCATCTTGTATTTTTTTGATATACTTTTCGACTTGAATATCTTTGAATCCTGCCATGACAATGTTTCCATTTTCGCCTACACAAGTATTTTTTTCCACAATATTCAATTCGCAAATACGAGAGAAATCTTGAATTTTACTGTTGGTAATGGTGTGAGTATCTTTTAGTAAGGTTCCATAGACTTCAAAAAAGGCACCAACTTGCATTAATAAAATAGTATTCGGTCCATATTCTTGTTGGTATTTATCAGTGAGATCAAAATATTCTTTAATTAAAGACATATTATATTTACTAATAAGTCTTTATATTTATTTACATTTTATATTAAACCAACTATAATGTTATCCATCTACAACAATGAACTTCAATTCGTCGCCAGGATTCATTAAAAACTGTTTACACCTTCTATACACTTTATCTGACATGATACCTAATGTATAATATAAAAATTTAATGATGAAGAGAGAAATGGTGACATATAATGGTAAATATCTACAATTGTTATGATCATATAATACCAAGTTTTTATATTTATTGTTATAGACAGATATTTCAATATTAATGTGATTGACCTCATCTTGATATTTCGATTTGAAACCGTGCACTACGGTATTATTGATTTTATAGACTGCCTTTCTAAATTCACTTCGTTGTAAATGCAGAAAACTGCATAATTTATGAATAGTGCTTGACTCGTTATCGGTGAATATGTCAATGTCAATATCGCTTTTTCCTTTGACGTAATCTGGACGCTGAATACTTCCATAAAAGTAAATTTCTTGGTCGATGTATAATGACAATTTATCAAAAAAGATTGTTTCATTTTCAGTTAATCTATTTTTAACGACGTCCATTATTAACATATATGAATATTTATTTTTGATTACAATATTATATATTTATACCACCTTTTTCATACAAACCCAACCATATACATATTCATAAATAAACAAGTATATTTTACGAATACTTCTTGTGATTGTGTATTTATTACATAAACTTACCTTTATAAAAAATTGAATGAAATAATATTAACATATTACAGAATTATTACTGTATGGATAACTTAATAATTGATTTGCAAATTGCATCAATAATTAAAATACAAAAATGGTTTAGAGGGTGCATTCTAAGATTAAAACAATTGCCTCTAGTTATGTATAAAATTCAAAAATATTTGAAATTACAAACGATTAAGTTTTCAACCCAAAATGAAGATGGTAGAATAAATAGTTGCATTGATGAACTTGAAGTGATTAAATTACTTATTGAACGGTTTGGTGAAAAAATAAAAAAACCAAAAATTAGAATGTGGTATGATATTATAGCATTTGATTATATTTATGGATGGATTCAACAACTACTATAACAAGTGATAATACTGGTAATTTAGCGATGTGTGTATATGCTTACACGAATGAAATATTAGATATTTATAGGGATAAATCTTATGAAAATGGTAAGATGAGTGAATTACTTTTCAATAAATTAAAGGAAAAAAAATATAACACTAATAACAAAAAAAGATTACTATTTCATAGTGTTAAATAAAACAGATGAAAGTGATATAATAGTTAATAGTGTAAAAGGATTAACAATATTAACACCAAATATAAATAACTTACCGTTTCAAGTTTGCTGGGATAAAAATAGAACATTCAAATATGAAAACATAAACAAAAAGATAAAAATGTTTATTGATTGCTTACAAAAACCAAAACCAAGTTGGAAAGAAACATTTATGTCAAATATACGGATATTAGATTTATAGATATTCACGTGGAATATAAGAATTACATATTTGCCTATGTCCTATTTTAAATCTTCCAGAATACATAAAATTATCTTTAAAAGTATTGCTATTAATGTATGAAACTATATTATTTAAATTGCACTTTTTTTTTGGTTTAAGCATTATTAAACCACCACCAAAATAATTCACTTTACCTAAAAATGATACATTTTGATTCCGTGTTAAATTATAAATATATATACAATCTTTACCATGATTAGTGTTTATGGTAGTAATATTTCTTGGAGCTCCCCATTCAAACCAATTATTTTCATTAAACTTTCTTATTTTTCTTTCAATCAGTTCTTTTTTGTGATTTAATAAATGTTTATTAATTTTCTCATTATCGCAAGGATAGTTTTCAATATAAATATATTTATCTATTTTATCTTCACCATTTAATACTTCTATATTACCAAGTTCCTGATTTTTATATACTTCTTCTTTTCCACTAACAAGACCAACATAAATGTCAAAATAGTCTTGAAACAATACACTATTATTATTTTCTTCTTCTCCAAAAGTAATTAATCCATTACTGTTTGTAATATAGAGTAATTTGTCGTTATATAATACTTTTTTATCAATTAAACTATTTTTACAATATCTAAAAACAATAACATCAATCGATGCATTCTCAAACATTTTTTCGTTATGATTATGGAATATGTGAGTAAATGTTCCATTTGCCATCATCACATTCAATAATTTTGACGCACTTGTTAATTTAAGAAAATCAGAAGGAACAATAAATATTAACTCACCATTATCGTCAAGTAAATTATAACATTTTTCTGTAAAATCAATGTATAAGTTTCCTTTTTTAGTTCTAACATAAGGTGGATTTCCTACTATTGTTTTGTATTTTTTTGTGATTGTTTGTGTCATGAAATCTCCATAAATAACCTTATCTTTTTGTATTTTATCTAATAATTTAATTTTTGTATCAATTTCATACATATCAAATGTTATACTTGGTATTTTATCTGTAATAAATGTAATTAAATCACCTTGACCCATAGATGGTTCTAATATATTGGATGGAGTATTTAATATAAACTCAAATACCTTTTCTTTGAGTTCATTATAGGTTGTAAAATATTGACCTAAATCATGTTTAGTTGTCATAGTTGTCATTTCTGTGTTTATAATTTATTTTAAATCAATTTTTTTTTATTGTAATATCTCTTTTGACTATATTGAATGCCACATTTTTCACAACTATATAAAATCCATTTTAGTTATATTCATAGTACTCTTAGTTATATACATAGTATTATTTAATTCTTTATATTTTGGGATTACAAATAGAGTGCCAAATGTGAAGATTTGGATTTTCGGATTTTCGGCGACATTATGAATTACCTAAATTATGTAACAAAGTATCTGCGTTATTATTGGTGACTTCTCCAGTTAACATAGCGGATTCATACATTTTTCTTAATACATCATTGGGTGCATTGGTTCCGACCTTGATTAAATTATGGTCTCGCAGATATAGTTTGATATCATTGATATTTCTTCGTTTCAACTCCTTTTGAGCAGTTAATATTTGCTTTCTGGTTCCTCTATCTTTAATCAAGATGGCAACTTTGCGTTTAATGTCTGATTTTCCAAGTGTATATTTACGCTTTATTGTTTTTTTCGTTATATGTCTTGTCGCGATTATATTTCCTTGTTTATGTTCAACATTCACATTTTGATTTATAGGACTAACAATTAGAGTTGGATTAGCATTAGGTTTTATAATGATATTATCAGAAACGGCATTATTGTTAGAAAGAAAATTATTATTATTGTTATTGGAAAGAGAATTATTATTGTTATTGGAAAGAGAATTATTATTGTTATTGGAAAGAGAATTATTATTGTTATTGGAAAGAGAATTATTATTATTATTGGAAAGAGAATTATTATTGTTATTGGAAACCGGATTGGAAAGAGGATTCGAATAAGTATTGGAAATGATAAAATCGGTTTGTTGCTTATTTTCCAATTCCTTTTGTTTGATTTTATCTTTCAATTTTTGCAATCTGTTTTCTCTCGATGATATCTCTTGGGTTTTGACAGAAGGAAGAATTAAAGATGCTGACGGATTGGTTACCACCCCATTTCGCTGTGTCTTACTCCATTCGCGATAACTGGGTTTCAATCCACCCTTTAATACTCCATAAGGAACATTGTCGCCTTTATAAGGAGTATGAATTTTAAAGGGTTCGGCATGGTTGGAAGGGGGTTGGATGGTTGTTTGAACTAAATCATCTGGCAAATCAATATTGACGATAGGAGAACTTGAATTGAGCGAATGATAATTTCGAATCGTCCTTCTCTCCAAATCGTCCTTCAATCTCTGTTTTTCTTCGTTGATTTGTTTTTGTTTCGAGAGGGATTGTAAATAATGGAGTGAATCATTAAACTCGTCAGAATAACTAATTGCATCAGTCGACGCCTTATCAATAACCGGTTTTGGTAATCGTTTTTTTTGACTATCCAAATCTTGAGTTTCATTTTGTTTATGTTCTTTAATTCTCTTCAATAACTTATTTTTCAGAACGTTAGGCGATATAATCGGAATCGGTTTCGGATTCATTTTCTCTCTGTTTTTCTTTGTTTTGGACTTGCTCATACTAAACAAGGATGGATTGATGGAAATGGTTTTGTTTGACATGAGTATTCTATTATTATATTGTCAAATAAAAATAACTGATTCTTTCGCGTCGTCTTAATATATTGTGAAAACCATTTAAAAAAAAATTGATATATTAAATAACCGAATGGTGATGTCAAATACATATAACTCACAACACGCCATTATGTCCACTATTGAAAAGAATCAGAATATGAATCAAGATAAAGAAATGGATATGGATAAGGAAGAAACTGTATTTGACATCGAACATGAACCTTATATTGAAACACCATTTCAAATCATTGAATCCTATTTTAAAGGTCAACAATTGGAGCGATTTGTAAGACATCAGTTAGAATCCTATAATAATTTTGTTGGATACCAAATCACTAAAACCATTGAAATGTTTAACCCAGTTCACATTGCATCCGAGCAAGATTATGACCCAGTTTCCAAGAAATATGCACTTGAGATTTTCATTACCTTTGAGAATTTCAATATTTTCAGACCGCAAATCCACGAAAACAATGGTGCTATTAAATTGATGTTCCCACAAGAAGCACGTCTTCGTAATTTTACATATGCTGCTGCTACTACCATTGATATCAATATTAAATATGTGATTCGAACTGGTCCTAACTTGGATGAAATGCGTATTCTTCATAAAACCATTCCAAGAGTTCATATCGGAAAATTACCCATCATGTTAAAATCCAATATTTGTGTATTAAGTCAGTATAAGCATTTTGATACATATCAAACAGGTGAGTGCAAATTTGATGCAGGTGGATATTTCATTATCAATGGTTCCGAAAAAACAGTCTTAGGACAAGAACGTGCCGCTGAAAATCGCGTTTATTGCTTCAATGTGGAAAAGAATGAAACCAAGTATTTATGGAAAGCAGAAATCAAATCGGTACCTGATTTTAAGTGCATTTCTCCTAAACAAATTTCGATGTTATTATCCTCTAAAAACAATGGATTTGGATTTCCGATTGTTCTCGAAATTCCGAGAGTAAAAGAACCTATTCCTCTATTTATCGTGTTTCGAGCATTGGGTGTCATTACAGATAAAGATATTTGTGAAAAGGTCCTACTCAACATCAACGATGAGAAAAACAAGGAAATGTTGGAAGCGTTAAAGGCATCCGTCATTGAATCCGATAAATACCTTACACAAGAAGACTGTATCCGATATATTACCACCTATGTAATGTATACACCTATAAATATGGATAAAGAAACCGGTGCAAAGAAAAAGCATGAATTTACACTCGATATCTTAAACAATGATTTATTTCCACACTGTCATAACATGGAACAAAAGATCTATTTCTTGGGTTACATGGCAAGTAAATTATTGATGTCTTATTTCGAAATCATTAAGCAAGATGATAGAGATTCGTATATCAATAAACGCGTGGATGGAACTGGAACATTATTGAATAATTTATACAGAAATTATTTCAATAAATTGGTGAAAGACATGGAAAAACAAATTATCCGAGAAATCAATACTGGATCTTGGAGATCGAAAGATGATTATGAAAACATTATTAATTTAACCAATATTTATAAGATTATTAAATCCACCACTATTGAAAATGGAATTAAACGTGCTTTATCTACTGGCGATTTCGGAATCAAACTCAGTAATTCTACTAAAGTCGGCGTGGCACAAGTGTATAATCGATTGAATTATGTATCCAGTTTAAGTCATGTTCGACGCATTTCGACACCAACTGATAAAAGTGGTAAATTAATTCCGCCTCGTAAATTACATAATACCACATGGGGATTTATTTGCCCTGCAGAATGTTTTGATCCAGAAACACCCATTTTAATGTGGGACGGATCGGTTAAGCGTGCTGCAGAGATACAAATCAATGATATTTTAGTTGATGATTTAGGAAATCCAACAACTGTAAGAACTACATGTTCTGGAACTAAAAATATGTATGATATTATTCCTGATAAAGATAATTTTATTAAACATAGAGTAACTGATAATCATATTCTCACTCTAAAAATTCGAGGTCACAAATCTCTTATGTTATCAAGTAGAAAAGATAGAATATATACTCATATTGTGCAATTTCTTGATCGAGATGAATTGAAATTTAAAGAAAAGTATTTTAATTCTCAACAAGAGGCAGAAGAATTTATTAAAAGTTTTGATGATGATAATACATTAGATATTTCCATTGAGCAATATTTGAAGTTAGATAAAAGAACACAAGATAAATTGGTTTTGTTTAAAACAGAAGGCATTCAATATGAAAAAAAACAACCAACCATGGAATCCAAATTCAAATTAGTTGAAGCAGGAATCGGACCTTATGTTGGTTGGCAACTTCACGATAAACGTGGAAGATTTTGTTTGCAAGATGGATTGGTTACACATAATACCCCTGAGGGTCAATCTGTTGGCGTTGTAAAAAATCTCAGTTATATGACTCACATGACCATTTATTCCAGTTCATTGCCTTTACACGAATATATTATGCCAAATATTCTTAAAATCGACGATCCTACCTTATCACCTGCATCCATGTACGATAAAGTAAAAGTTTTTATTAACGGAGCATGGGTCGGCATCACATTAAACCCTGAAGAACTATATGTATCACTAAAAGATAAAAAGTATAAGGGAATTATCAATGTATACACATCAGTCGTCTTTGATTATAAATTAAAGGAAATCAGAGTATGTAATGATAGTGGTCGATTAACCAGACCAGTTCTTCGTGTGAAAGATAAAAACATTTTAATTACCAATGAGATGATTCGTAAATTGGATAACGGAGAATGCACATGGGATAATTTGCTCACTTCTTCATCCTTGAAAGAGGCAGTCATTGAATATATTGATCCAGAAGAACAAAGTTGGTCCATGATCGCTACGAAACCCAAAGATTTGATTCACCCAGATAATGTATTAAAACGATTCACACACTGTGAAATTCATCCATCGACTATCTTTGGGGTATTAGCATCATGTATTCCTTTTCCGGAACATAATCAATCGCCCAGAAACACATACCAGTGCGCTCAAGGTAAGCAAGCAATGGGTGTTTATGCAACCAATTACGAAAATCGAATGGATAAAACTGCCTATATTCTGAATTATCCAATGAGACCATTAGTCGAAACACGTATCATGGATGTGATTAATTTAAACAAAATTCCATCTGGTTCTCAACTCATTGTTGCAATTATGACTCACACTGGATATAACCAAGAAGATTCCTTAATTGTGAATAAGGGTTCCGTTGATAGAGGTATGGCACTCGCCACGATTTATCATACTGAAAAAGATGAAGACAAACAAAAAATCAACGGCGACGAAGAAATTCGCTGTAAACCAGACCCAACCAAAACCAAAGGCATGAAAATGGGTAATTATAGTAAGGTGAATAATAAAGGCGTCGTTCCTGAGAATGAATTGGTGGAAAATCGAACCGTCATTATTTCAAAGGTGGTTCCCATCAAAGAAAACCGAAATGATCACACCAAAATCATTAAATATGAAGACCAGAGTAAATTGCATAAAACCTGTGAAGAAACCTATGTCGACAAAAATTATATTGATCGAAATGGTGAAGGATACAATTTTGCAAAGGTTCGCATCCGAGCACTCCGAAAACCTGTTATTGGGGATAAATTCTCGTCCAGACACGGACAAAAAGGTACCGTCGGTAATATTATCCCAGAATGCGATATGCCTTATACTGCAAATGGTGTCAGACCAGATATCATTATTAATCCACATGCTATTCCATCTCGTATGACCATTGGTCACCTCAAAGAAACCGTTCTCGGTAAAGTATTGGTAGAGCTTGGATTGTTTGGAGACGGTACTTCCTTCGGCGAATTCGAATTGATTGATATCTGTGACTTATTATTGAAAGCAGGATATGAAGCACATGGCAATGAACTCTTATATAGTGGAACCACCGGCGAGCAGATTGAATGCAGCGTATTTATGGGTCCTGTCTTCTATCAGCGTCTCAAGCACATGGTCAATGATAAGGCACATAGTCGCTCGATTGGTCCAATGGTCAACCTCACCAGACAACCTGCTGAAGGTCGCAGTCGTGATGGTGGATTAAGGTTCGGAGAAATGGAGAGAGATTGCTATTGGGGTGAGACGACAATTGCTCTTACAAATTACGTTGGAGTAAAAATTAAAAATATGCAAGATTGTAATTTTGAAGTATTAGGTTGGGATGAAAAATGTCAACAAATGATTCCTTCTAAACAGACAGGATTTCTATATAAAGGCGAACGTGAATGTCTGAAAATAACATTTGTTGATGGAAGAACTAATATTTGCACACCAGAACATCCCATATTAACATCAGATAATAAGTGGATAAAAGCGAAGGATTTACAAGTTGGTCATACTCAAGTAAAATCAAGTGTAACTTATTTAACAGTAGATTTAGAAGAAGAAATAAAACTGTGTAATGGATGGACTTTAGATGTTGGTGATTTGCAATTTAAAACAGACAATATATCAAATTATTTAAATACATTGATTTTCGCAAAATTGATTGGATATTTAATTACAGACGGAAATATACATTTAAATAAAAACAAATTGACGACAAAAATTTATTTGGGACATATGATAGACGTGAATAGTTTTGTTAAGGATTTAAAACAGTTATGTGTTACAAAACAATTAAACTTTAAATCTAATAACTTATATCAAGTTACAATTCCTGCTAAATTAGCAAATCATATTATTAAATTAAAAGGAATTCTCATTGGAAGAAAAGTGAATCAACCTGCATCATTGCCTGCCTTCATTTTAGATCCACAATGTCCGCTTCCTATTGTTCGTGAATTCTTAGGTGGATTGTTTGGTGGAGATGGACATACATGTGTATTAGGAATGCATAGAGGAAAACGCGACATTTTATCATCCATATCCTTTTCGCAAACAAAACATAGTAATCATCTGGATAGTTTAATGGAAATGATGAACCAATTAAAAACATTATTTGCACGATTTGGAATCCATAAATTGACTATTCAAAAACCGAAACAAACCACACTTTCGAAAAAGTCGTCTTCTGATACAAAATCTTATCAAGTAACTCTGCATTTAGATATGGATGAACTAATTCCATTTCACGAGAAAATCGGATTCAGATATTGTTGTCATAAAACGCAGCGATTGGAAGCAGCAGTATCTTACCGACGATTAAGAAACGAAGTGAAGAGACAGCATGACTGGTTAGTCAATCGAGTAGATGAAATCACTCATTTTAGTGAAATCAAAAGAGAACAACCGGATAAAACAGTTCCGACTAAAAAAGCAATTCAGCAAGCAGTCGATGAATTGAACATCTTGGAACCACTTATCCATCCATATGCAGTTCCATCCGCTCATGATATCACAGACCATTTAATCAAGGGAACATCGTTTGGGAAATTTGCAAGTTGTTCCTTTCCAACCGCAGAAGAATACTTGAGAGAAATTGGTGCTCTTGACTGGTTTTTACAAGAGGAACCATCTAAAGAATTATTGGATGATATTGATCTTGAAGACTTGGATATGGAAGATGTGGAAGATGAAGAAGAAAACTCTTCGTATGGTGTGAATCGTGACTGCGAAGGATTGCCAACTATGAATTTGAAAGTCATTGATATCAGACCAGCAGGAATTCACCCTGTATATGATATTGAAGTGGAAAATACGCATTCCTTCTTGGCAAATGGGGTGGTTGCACATAATTGTATGGTATCCCATGGCGCGGCAAGATTTACGCGTGGAAGAATGTATGACGCATCTGATAAATACCAAGTCCATGTTTGTAAAAAATGCGGTTTAATTGCGTCTTACAATGATGAAATGCATATTCATTTATGTCATACTTGTGGAAATAGAACGGATTTTGCATATGTCGAAATTCCGTATGCTTGTAAACTTCTATTCCAAGAATTGAATACCATGAATATCGCTCCAAGATTGATTACGGAATAAATAGTATTTTATATATGTATATTATATCAATAAATCCAAAGTAAATAAAATATGTATTTCAATATTCTATTTACCAATCATTCTAAATTATATTTTATTATAAATTCTTTTTTTTTAGCGTAACAAATTGACTACATAAGTGGTGGATGCAAACAATAGACCGCCCCATAAGGTATCTATGATCACAGTGAATATAGACCAATTTTTCAAGAGTGCATAATTTGTGGTTTCATATACACCATAGATGATGATACCCAACAGAAAAGCATCACTTACTGATTTATGCGGTTTAATGATAAAATAATTTAAACCCACAATTAATAGTATGTAGCATATGGCCGCGCCTAAATAATTGATTTTCATTGAACTTCCTTGCACTTGTTGAATCTGGGAACCAAAATATCCCTTTATTATACGTAAATAGAGAAAGTCGATTGCGACTAATAGAATCGCACTTACCAACATCAAAAAATGAAACATTATATATTACATAAATAGAAAAGTATTCCTTTAGAGAAAAACTTTTTTACTAACCTATTATATAAATGTCGACATCTATAGGATATACAAGTCCGATCAATGGAAGTAATGTAGCATTTCAATCTTTAGTAGTCAGACCTGAAAACTCTGGCGGTGCCATTAGAGGTTATATGCCACAACAAACTCAAAATGTGGATAAACGCTATCCTGAATTCGAGCACATCCGTTTCACATTGAAAAATGCATGGAATACCACTTATCCAAGTCAATTAAGACGAGACAATATACAAAAACCAATCACTACCCCTTTTAGAGCAGTCAATAATGCAGGCGATTTATTAAGTCGTGAAAACTATTCATGTGGAGGAACATGTCAGTCCTTTCAAAGCAGACCAGGACTAAAAGGATTAAGACAACGTTTTGGTTCTATTCAAGATACATGTGTTCCATCCGCTGCCTATAATTCTCTCCAATTAATTAATAATATTCCTGCTGCTGCATGTAACGTAAAATATGTTTATGATAGTTCAGATTACGTAACCTATTTAAAACAAAAAGCGGTCAATAAAAATTATAATGATCTCACTTATGGTGGAGACCAATCAAATACAAGTCAATCTGCTATTCGAGCAATTCGTAGATATTAATTTAAGTTCGTTTTTCATATGGCAAAATATGTCACAACAAATAACCCAATCAATTTCTCTCTAACAATGTCTATATTAAATATATTTGATATATATAAATGACAACTCCATATGCCGTATCAACCAACATAGGATCAGTATCATATAATAATTATGTAAATGCTCCTATTACCGGTCCATTAAGTACAAACCAATATCCAGGCATTATTCCATATCATAGTTACGGAACTTTAGCAGGAATACGACCTACGCCACCCCAATTTTATCCAATGCAAGAACCTGTCTATTCTGATATGAATTCCAATATGAGAAAACAATATTTAAGAACCGCCATTTCGCAAACCGTGAAAGCCAATCAGACCGCTTTAGGAAAAATGTCCGCCCCTCAAGCATATATTATCAATTCCTCTCAAAGACAAGTGCCTATATCCAGTCATACCAATTATATTGCTCCCATTCCAGCATCTATGTATGTGAATATTGTGAAAGCCAACGCAGTTGGTCAAACCGCATATAAAGTCAATTTACCGAATGATGTGCCTACCAGCACCAAAAGTTACTACCCCAGTGGCACGAGAACTACCATTAAGCGCGTTCGTTCAGGAGGGTGTGTTGCTCCAAAGAAAAAGGGATCCATTTACAACACCAGTTTAAGTAATGGAAAAGTATGTGCATGGGGATCTATTGTGCGTCAAAATTATTAAACGGTGATTGATAAAAAAATAATATTTAGTATTATTATAATATGCCATATCCAGTATTAACCCCTGCTTACGGATTAGGAAGTTACGGTAGAATGGGTCCTGCTTTAACCATAAGTAGTCCTCGTACCAAAATCGGTTCTCAAAATCGCATTTATGCATACATGAAAAGTGTAAGTCCTGATGGCGATTTCTTGTTTAAACAACAATTGATTTTACAGTTGGGTCTTAACTTTATGCCAGTAGTGAATCCATGGACTGGTCTTTAAATTTAGGATTATATATTCTATGATTTATTATATAATAAAATATAAATAAAATTATTTTATACGGATTTTATATAATGAATAAGTATTTAGTAGAATTTTTGGGAACAATGTTCCTCATGTTCGTTATTTTTGCGACTGGCAATTGGTTAGCAATTGGTGCTGCATTGGCGATTGCTGTAATGTTAGGTGGGTCCATATCAGGAGGTGCATTCAATCCTGCCGTAACTATTTCTCTCTATGCTGCTGGTAAATTATCCAAATCGGATGTCTTGCCATATGTCATTGTGCAAATATTAGGCGCCCTTGCTGCCTTTTATGCGTATAAAAAATATGTGAATAAGGCGTAGATTTTCTTTTTTCTTTCTTCCAGTATATAAATGAGAAGACATAGAAGAACGATGAAAGGTGGATTTTTAGACAGTCTTTCTAATACTTTATCGAATTGGGGATCATCCATCAGTCAAGGAACTTCCAGTATGTGGGAAAAAACGAAAAATGCGGTTTCAAGTTCAACTTCACAACCACCTACACAACCACCTATGACAACCACCACTTATGGAGGAAGAAGAACCAAACATAGAAGATCCAGACATAGAAGAACCAGATCAAGACACATGCGCGGCGGATTTAAAGATAATATGCCAACCAGTGGTATTGCTGCACATGCATCGCCTATTTCTGGTGTAAAAATGGCAGGACCTCATAATTGGGTTGGAGGTAGAAGACGTAGTAGAAGACATCGTTAAATTTGAATGGCATGATATGGATTTGTATTTTGATGTTGAGTATCCAATTCCTTTTTCAGAGTATGAAGCATTAGAGTGAGATAAATAATACAACCTGCAATAAATAAGTGTAGAAAACCGAATAATATATTGGATTTCATTATAAAATAACAGATGCCCAATTCAATACTCAATACTATGGAAAAAAGAGATGCACTAATGAAACCTAATTTATTATATATCATATAATATATAATGAATTTGTTTTACACCCTTGAAGATTTAAAATAGCACCTTGAAGGTTGGACATAATCAAGTCCATGTAAATTTTGGGTAGGCTTACTAAATGTAAGGGTTGATTAAACCGATTTCTTCTTCCAGAATGATACTGGTAAATCCCTGAAATGTCCAAATGAGAATACACCCAAGGACATATAAATATATGTAGTGTCTTTAAGTTATTTTTTCTAAAATACTTTAAGGGTGCGATTTTAAATCTTCAAGGGTGTAAAATAGTTTTAATAAAAGTTTTAACTTAAAGATTCTTTTTATATTATATATACAATTATGGAAGAGATCAAGAACCAATATAGTAAGTTGCTTACAGGTCATAATTCAGTGGATATATATGAACATTTGCCAACATTATTCAAATATGCAAGTGAATGTAATAGTGTGTTTGAAACAGGAGTAAGAGGATGTGTATCATCATGGGCATTTTTATATGGACTGTTAAGCAATGAAAATGGACATCATAAACAATTATTTTTGAATGACATTAATGAATGTGATATTCAACAATTGGTCAAATTATCCAATACATTTGATACCATTTCTGTAAAGCATGAATGGAAAAACAATTTATTATTGGATTTTACAGAACATTATGATATCACTTTTATAGACACATGGCATATTTATGGACAATTGAAGAGAGAATTGGAAAAGTTTTCAAAGATAACAGACAAATATATAATTATGCATGATACTACCGTGGATGAAATTCATGGAGAAACTATTCGATGTGGATGGAATCCTATTCAACAAAGCAAAGAATCTGGATTTCCAGTTGAAGAAATTACAAAGGGACTTTGGCCTGCAGTAGAAGAGTTCCTGCTTCATAATCCAGACTGGTATTTAAAAGAACGTTTCACAAATAACAATGGACTCACTATATTAGCAAGAAAAGAATAAGGTTAGAACAAAAATTGAGAGAAAATAACATTGGAAAATGATATGTATGCAACAATACACTTTCAATCATGGAATTAGCATTAGATTCAGATATTTATACTCCAAGTATGGATGATGGCAATTATGTCGATTATTTGCCACCATCAAGTAAATTCAAACACGGAATAAGATGTGCATGTGGTGCAAGAAAGGATCATGTCTTCGATTCAAGGCAATCATTTAGTGTCCATATCAAATCCAAAACACATCAAAAATGGTTAGCAGAATTGAATGCCAATAAAGCCAATCATTACATAGAATGCGTTAAAATGAAAGAAACCATTATTGCCCAGCAACACATTCTCGCCAAAATGGAGATGGAATTGCGAAAAAAGACTGACACGATCGCCTATTTATCACAGCAATTGGTAGCGTTAAATACAGGTAAAACAGATATGATTGATCTACTATCGTTTGATTAAAGAAAGAAATACAATACAATCTATAAGAAATCCATTAAGACATAGAAATCAACTGTTTGGCACTTTTAATGGTGGTTGCCTTGGAAATATGTTTAATGATTTTATCTTTGTTATCTTCTTTACAGTCCATTACTTCAATAATCAATTTGCTATATTGATCAGATCGTTTCGATTCTGGATTGTTATAATCAGGGAAGGTTTCCTTATACACTTTCATCAGATTTTCGTTTTTGAAGGAGACCCTTTTGATTAATTTTTTAATGCGTGTTTTATCTTCTTCTTCCTTTTCCCATTTATCGTCGTCTTTGATATAAAAGGTTTCTCTCTTCTGGTCCGTGCAATGAATAGGTCTGACTGTTTCATCGAGTGCATTCAACTTTTTGACGATAATGTTGGAGATTCCTTCGACATATCCAAGTTCTCCGACTTCCATGAAATCGCTCAATTGCAGGGTAATCGAGTCCATAAAATCAGTGATATTCATGGCATTTTTACATGTTTCATTTAAGAAAAAATTTAAGTTAAATGCTTTATTGTTTGAATTGGTGGTGATAGCATTATTCGTGATATTATAGGTTCCTTTTTTGACGATTTCTAAAATCAATTCTTTAATATCAGATTGTTCTTTTCGCAAGTCAGAGTTCTCTCGAATCAGCATCATAATCAATTGTTTTTCATCCGGTTCTTCCGAGAGAACAACTGCATCCGGTTCTTCTGAGAGAACAACTGCATTTTCTTGTTTATGACATTGTTGATTATGTCTCCACAATCCCTGACGATGAATGTATGTTTTATCACAGATCGAACAATGATATGGTGTGGTTGCCGTTTTGTTGCCTGATGTTGCCGATGTGTAACCATTAGGCAACAAAATAGGGGTGCAAAGGCCTTTGTTTTTATGTCTCCATAATCCGGTTCGATTTTTATATATTTTTTCACAATTGTCACATTTCAGTGCGGCAACAAATGTCCCCATTTTGTCCCCTAAAGTAACCATAATGTAACCATAGATTTTTTTCTTTAAGTTTTTTTCGAAAAAATTATCGTAACAAAAAATAAAAGTATCGTTTCATTTGTGACGATAAATATTTTTTATCAAGACAAAAAATTTCGTCAGTCAGGACTTTTTCGTTGAGTCATTTTTGGACATTTATTTTTGTCCAATTTTCAAAATTTAAAAAACTTTCCCAAGACATTTTCGTGATTTTTAGTAATTATGCCATTTTCTAGGTCTAGGGAAATGGAGAGTTATAGTTTTTAGAGGAATTCCCTTAATTGATCGGTGAAATGGAGAGTTATAGATTGTTAGAGGAATTCCATTATTGATCGGTGAAATGGATAGTTATAGTTTTTAGAGGAATTCACTTAATTGATCGGTGAAATGGATAGTTATAGTTTTTAGAGGAATTCCCTTAATTGATCGGAATTATTAAATCAATCATCGAATCTTAATATAATATTATATCTCTATATATAGTAATAATGTCAAACATATTTCAAGAAGTATTAACCGATGCAGAAGGAGTGCAAGAGAGATTATTAGGACCAACCTATCCATATTATCAAAATATCAAAACGCCTTCTCAAATCGGCATGAGCGATAAAGGAACCATTAAACAAATGGCCAAGGATATTGATGGATTGATTCAATATGTGGAATTATTAGTGTCTGGCAATAGTAAAGCATCTGCAACAGGTGGTCCTTTAGGAAATAAATTCTTCTTAAAAACAGGCGCCAAATGTTTAGCAACCGATAATTGCTCTGACCCTAACGACTCATCCACCTGTCAGCAAGTCGATCGATATATTTATATAGATAATGTTCCGGATGGAAATATTCCCTTTATATCAAGTGGAATGGGGGTCAATTTCTCCGAATTTAAAGGACTCATTCCAGGTGCAATGGGAAACCTGAATGTGTTAAATCCATTTGCCATTTTGAGAGCATTCATGTCTGGGTCGACGCCTCCCTGCCAACAAATTACCATGCAAACTATCACCACCGATAACGCAAAATCGTCAGAGACCCATTATGTTACATTGACTGATATTGCAAGTATGGATCCATGTATGTTTTCGGATAATAAAAATCCAGTCACTGGAAAGCAGTGTAAGGAAACTTTTTTAAATAGAATGCAACCTCAAATGCTGAATGAGACTGAATACATGATTCCAGATGATCCTCTTGCTCAACTCTATTTTGCCAGTCTTGGTGCATTAGGATTATTTATTTTATATCGATTGATGGAAAAAGAACGATGATAACAAATAATAATTACACCAACCAAACAAAAAAATGAGACAAATAAATTAAAATTGATTATTTTTATTTTTATATTATTGTAATAAATTAAACATGAATAATTTTCAATATCATTATAATATAATTTCAATTATTTATAGTGGAATAAATTCAATTGTATACAAAGTTTACAATAGAATAAATCATACATTTTATGCGTGTAAAAGAATAACTATCTTAGAAGACAATATAGAAAAAATAAATAATGAAATTTTTATTATGGAATTGATAAAATATGATGATGATTTTATAAAATTACATGAATATTTTATAGATATATTTTATTATTATATTATTTTTGAGTTAGCATATGGTAACATATTAGATTATATAAAACAGAATGTTATTTTTGAAAATGATATTAAAAACATATTTTTACAAATTTTATGTTCTATTAAAAAATTACATGAAAAAAATATTATACATTTAGATATTAAACCTGATAACATTCTATATATTATAAAAGACGACAAAATTAAAGTTAAAATAAGTGATTTTGGAAATTCGGTTTATAATTATAATAATTATGTAAAAAATATCTTCATAAATTGTACGCCAGAATATAGTTCTCCAGAATTATTTAACAACATAATAAATTGTAGAAATGATGTATATTCGATTGGGTATAGTTTGTATAAACTGCTTATGGAAGAAACAAATTATACTAACATCAATTATAATAGTTTATTCAATAAAAAAAAACATTTATACCAATTTCATAAAAATTGGGATAAAATAAGTTTTGATGCAAAAGATTTAATAAACCAAATGATTAACCACAGACATAATTTGAGACCAAATATAAATAAATGTTTAAAACATAAATGGTTTAATAATTATAAATAACCAAATTAAGTTCTCATTTTTCTTTTCAGTCGGTGTAATAAATAATAATAAATAATTAAATAATAATAAATAATAATAAAGAATTGATATAATCATTTATTATTCGGTAATCAGATTGGAAGAAGAGGTGGTATTGCTGGTATCACTATCGTCAACGGCACCAGATATTTGTGGAGGTGAACCACCTGTCATTTGGTTGGCATAATCTTGTTGCGACTGCATGATGCCATTGACTTGTGTTTGTAAATTTTGAACATTGCCACTTAAATCTTGGACTTGTTGATACACGCCGGAAAATTCATCCAATCTCTCTTTCAAATAAGATATATTTCCTGCATTCTTTTGGGCGAGTATAAATGCATTGCTTGGATCGGTTGTATCATAGGATTGATATTGGTTTTCTAAACCTTCCATAATATGCGATGCATCTATAATCTGAAAGAATAGTAAACACATAAAAAAGACAATCAATATATTTATCAATGACAACATTAATATATATAATATTACTTTTTATTTTCTTCCATAATATTATATATGTCGTCTGCAGTTTATCCATTAGGAATGAATTCAATGCCATCATCTGGATATAATCATAATAGCACCTATTTGAATAAACAATATGTTACTTGGAAAGGAACTGGAGTTAATAGTTTTCCAGTAGGAACAGCACCTGGTCATATCAGACCTCTCACCAACAAAGATCCTGGAAACGTTTTTCCAACTGGATTTGGATTGCCAAGACCTATTAAGCATTTTAGAAAGGGACGTGTTATCCCTCCTCCTCCAGTCGAAGGCGTTCCCAATTTGAATGTGAATAGTCCATATAGCGATACTGCATTATCTATTGATGAAAATGGTCTCATCAATTATAATCTGAATAGATATGTTAAATCCAGTAAAGGAACTTCTCTCGGAGGCGGTTTTGGAGGATCTGGATTATTGAATGATATGCAAGATAAACCTGGATCCTATATTGTGAAAATCAATCCTCTCAATGAAGTGGATGGAGTTACACAAATGCAGCAAGATTGTACTACATGCGAAGGCATTGCAATTGTCGCCTCTTATAAACCTAATGTGGGCAATCTAACCCAAGATCCTGCTCCCAATACTACTAACCTGAGATGGTGCTGTAACCAAGAACGATTTGCAAAACGCCGTGCCATATACGCCAGCACCAATTTAAGCAAAAATTATTATACCAGCACAAAACAATATTTGCAAAACAGATGTAAAACCTATGACCAAAAAGCATTCAATTTCTTATCTTATCGAAGCAATGGCGCAGGACCTTATGATAACAATAACCCATATTACTATACTTTCGATGGAAATAAAGGTCCGACACCTGGAAGTCCACTCGCCCTGGAAAATACCTACCTAGCAAATTGTCAATTAAACGCACAATTATATGAAGGATCCGAAAACGCGTTTATTTATCAAATGTTGGGCATCATGCTAAACGAACATATCATCACACAATCGGAAGTTACTGCCTTTAACGAAACAGGTATTAATTCGATACAAGGATTTTATGACTGGATTCAATCGCTCCCAGAATCTCAAAGGACGTCGTCGATGATTGTATTCGAAGTGTTTATCAATAATCCTTACTGGGGAATGCCTCCATCCGGACCCACCAATCCAACTGGATGTCAATTAACTGTATATAAACCCAATAACTATCAATACGCAAAACAAGGCGCGGTATCCAGTTCAACACGCTTACTAAAATTGAATGTGGACACCATTTCCACCAATGCAGCATCATTACAACGAAATAATAATACTGGACCTCAATTGGTAACGGCCAATCAACTATATGCAGGAGATGCCAACCAAACAAGTAATTTATTGAAAAACAAAGCACCCTCGTGCGGAACTCCTCTTCCCTTGAATATGAGTCAAACTGGACCGTTTCAAAATAAAAAATTCTGTCACTATCAGCAAAGCATGCCATCGTATCAACTACCTAAATCACAACCTAACCCTTATAAATATTTCCCAGGAACCGTATTCAGTTCCAATCATTATTCACAATCTCCAAATACTTATACCACTACAACTGGAAGCGATGCCTATAACTAACTAATAGTTTGAATTGCATTCTATTCTGGGACGAAAAAGATGTCTTATACAATAATAATCCGCATTATGATGATGTGATCTATTTTTATATTCGAAATTATTATAATTGTTCATTGTATTCGATTTTATGGATTTGATCCTTTCAATTTTATCATATCAGATTCATATTAGATCCAATCAATGTTCATTCACCATGGGTAAAAACAAATTCGTCTTTTCTGTAAATTTATTACATGGAATATTATATTTCTCACACCAAGAAACCGATTTTTGTATATTGGACTTTTTGATGTTTTCAATCTTATCCATTTTGTTTTTGTTTTTGAATATAGCAACAATCTGATCCAATGCTTCAATCTGTTGCTGACCTATAATGATATTCAAATCATCTATTTTATTCTTAAAGTGATATGGAATATTCCCACTCAAAATACTCGCAATATTCTTATTATCCAATCTCTTTAATAATATAATCAAATGAATAGAATTTAATTTCAAATAGGATTTCGATGATTCGTCGTGTTGAAACGATTTACATACTATGTATCTATCAAGCGACGTTATATTATTCGTATTGGGTTTGGCAATATAAACCTTCTCATAGAGAGAAGATAAAAAATATAAACTATCGATAATCGGTTTATGTAACATATCCTTGATTTTTATAATGGTATGCCCTCCATGTTTTTGATGTCTCAAGATAAGAATCATAATCTGAACCATTGAAATGAAATAGTCATTGACGCTATTGGTGTTTGTTTCATAGAAGACATAGTCAAATGAGGTGGTGTATACTTCGTCAATATTGATGGCGGATGATTGAACTATATGATCATCATATCCTTCTCTGAACATCTCATAACAGTCAATCGAATCTTTGGCATTATCTGAAATATGCAATGAACAAATATTTGTGTTGTTATGGGATTCTAATAGAGATAGGTTATTCAATATTTCATACAAATCGTAAAATAAGTTGGAATTAGGTTTTAATTTGCTCACTGAATAGACAGATCCAGGAACCTTTGAAAAAATGTATTCATATGGATTGATGATCCGAATGGCGTCTTCAAAGGTATTATCCGAGAGATCGGAGTCATATACAAACATTTCTATAATTTGGCGTTTAATATCAAGGTAATAATGTAAAAAAGAATAAGACACATATGGTATCACAATCGATTGGGTAATGGATGGACTTACAATCATTTTGTTATTGTTTTTTGGTAATACATAATAACTCATTGGTTTATTATATATGATACAATTTATTTAAGTTTGTTACACAATTAAAGTGTTCGGTGTCAAATCTACATTTTTAATACCAATTTCTTCTTTTTCACTTTTTCTTTCTTATCTTTATCATCCAATTCTTTCGCCTTTTTCTTTTCTTGTTCTTTCTTTTCTTGTTTTTGTTCTTTCTTTTCTTGTTCTTGTTTTTTCTTTTCTTGTTCAATAGCATCTTCAATATTTTTTGTGCTATCTTCAACTGCTTCGGTCGCAGGTACTAATTCGATCTTTTTATCCAATTTTTTGACTTTTGCCCTTGCCTTGGTCTTAGTATTCAGTTCTTTTGCAATGGATACCGCTTCCCTCGTTTCCACCTGTTCACGCTCCACCAATGCCTCGTTATATTCGCCTAAATCAATTTGTATTTTATCAATATTGACTTCTCTCATCTTTTTATAGACAAAATATCTATTCAAGAATGAAATCTTCTTTTCGAAAGCGGTCATATTCGGAGCATCACCAAACATATTTGCCTTGAATTTGTTTCGTTTGATTTCTTCCATCATATGCATGAACAATTCACTAAACAATCCAGTTCCTTCTGGTAATCCCATTTCATTCGCTTCTTCCCTTCCAATCAATTTAAAACCATAGGCTTCCATCAATCTATGCAAATACTCGAAATTCACTAAATATTCCGAAATATATTGATTGATAGACTCTTGATACACACTAATTTCGTATGCAATCGAACTGGAATTATCTTCAAAGGAATCCGCTGTATAATTCTTGGTTATTTCCCATATTTTTTTACCAGAGTCATTGATTTGAATACTTTCTCCTGGTTTGAGTCTCTTCAGTTCATTGAAAATCACTTTACCATCATATGCAGTTCCGATAAAATAACCATTCAATTTGGTGCATTCGGCAACATTTCGGAGAAATCCTCTTAAAGTATCCGGATTTTCGAAAAAGTAGTGAATGGCAAATTGACAGGACGATACATTAAATCCTCCTTCCCCCTTTCCATATTGCCTGGCAACTCCCTTCCCTATTCTCTCTGCATCTTTAGGACCATTGCCAAAGACAGCTGATGACACTTGTTTGGCACGATCATTCAATAATCCACTTCCGTTTTTCAAATTATAGGAACTGTTACCATTGGCAAATAATGCATAGGGCATATGTTTATTTGATTTTCTCGCCTTCAAATATCTAGCACATGCTCCATCCAACCGATTTTCTAAATTATCAGGTGATAAATCCACTCCAAATACAAACGATAATTTTGCAGCAATCCATTTAGGAAGATCTCCTGCCTTTCCACAGGCAAAGTCAATCAGTGTATCTCCTGGTTTTGATACCCCATTAATCAATAATTTCTTCACATATAAATTATGAAAGTTCTTGAGAGATTCCGTTTTCATTTTTCCAGCAGGAGTATTGTAATATATATCTTCGCTTACGGAAATGGTTGGGATATTCAATCCAGTCATTAACATATCTTCTTCAATTCGACCTGCAGGATGAATCGACTTCCAATTTTCGTTACACACCTTATATGAATTACCATATTCTTTCTCTCCTCTCAATAACTTGGCAGTTTTATCATGTCTCACTCGAAGAGGTTTCCACATCCATCCATCTGCTCCATTGATATCATAGGCAAACTCAACTATAGTATTATCCAATATCACTTCATTGCTTTGCGTAAATAATTGTAATGCTCCGGTATCATCAGATCGTAACATCCACTTACAAAGACCGGCATTGATATCATAAGGTTCTGTTGGATAAAAGCGTTTGGGTATATAATCGTTGTTGGGTTTATCTTCGGTGGTCTCTTTAAATTCCGGAATGTTATCATCAATAATGTCTTGGCACGGATTAATAAACCCATCATTTTTCTCACTAAACCCACATCTTAATTCAAGGACTTTATATTGACTAAATTGAACAAACGCATTAGTCACCATTCCATCTTCGTATAAGGAATAAATATTATCTTCGCCGGTGGGTGATTTCAATGTGGTAACCAAGAAATCAATGGTATTATAATGAGGCGGTTTCCATTTAAACGAATTCTCCCAGGTGATTTTGGTTTTGGGTCCTGCCTTTCCAACGGAATTCGAACCCACTCCATAAAATTCATGTGTAAAGATCAATCCATCAATCTCATACTCAAATAATCCTTGTTTTTCTCTCTCTAATATCAATCTACAACCATCAAAAATCGTTTGGGTAGAAGACATTGGATAGAATTTTTTCACTTCAAAACGGATTGGCGATAAGACTGGTTTTATATTCGTTGAAAGCGCCTTTTTTACCGTATGCGTTGTAGTGGTATCCAATATAGAAATCGGATTAAGTATTGTCTTCAGTTTTTCAAGTAAATAATATCTGGATTTATAGACATCCTTTTCATTATTGGCGAGCGCAAATGTATAACTACGCACATCTTTGTTTCGATGATAATAAATATCAAATGCAGCATATAAGTTGATAAAGGTTCCCTTTTTATCGTATTTAATTAATTCGCCGTCAAATAATGTATTGAAACAGTCTTCATTCAATGTTTTGGCACCTGTAAATTTGACATCCATATTATTATTAATTAGATAAATCTTACCCTGTCTTGAAATATACATTAAATGTCTCTCTCCATCCGCCTTTTCCGTAACAATAAAATCTTTTCGAATATTGGGCGCATTGGAGTTTTCATCAATAGGTGCAATATTAGTCAATTGTAAGGTTACTGAACTGGGACCAATAAAATGATAGGTATTGATTTTTCTGGATGGTTCATAATTATCGGTCCATATCATTTTCATGTAATCCCTTAAAATTTCCTCTTGTTCAATATAAGAGATTGGATACATTGTTCCTTGAAGACCACTTAATACATATTTTATTACTTTACGAACCGATTCAGCAATCAATTCAGGGGTATGAAATCTGGTTGATGGTCCAATCTGATGATTGTTGATTTCAATCTCGATTTCATATGTCTCTCGATTATTGAACAGGTTTGATTCATCCAGTGTATATACAGGGGTTATATATTGAAATCCACGTTTATCTCTTCCCATATTTCCAGATTTGGTGATACTTAAATCAATGATAACAGGATAATCAGGATGTTTGAATGAGACACGATTTAAATACCGAAATTCCTTCTTGGATTTACGCCAATTATCCAAAATATAGTTTTCGATCCCCTTCTTTGCGATTTCTTCGAGAGAATAACCAACTCGGAAATTAAAATCGTCGAAATTGATGGGACGAACATACTCCCTTTCTGGTGTAATATAGGGTCTCTTACTCACAAATTGAATACTATTCGGTTCATTTTTATAGACCGTTTTGATATCATTGCTTTTACATAATTGCTCTATTGCAGTAAGACCATTGATTTCGGTTCTTATATCCGACATTTTGAATCTTCCAGACGTCGTATCTAAAAATTCACATCTAACACGAAGAGAGAAGAGACCTACTGGATCAGTGGTTTCGAACCCAAGTGATTTTAATACACGAACCACATTATCATAATCATTTTTCGTCAATGGTTTAATCCCTTTGGTTCCAAAACGGACTTCCAATTCATGATTGACTCTTACATCTTTATTACTGGAAACTTGCTTATAAAAGAGACGCATCAATTCATCAAATGCTTGAGATGGAGGTTGTTTTCTATTATCTTTTCCTTTTTCTTCATAGACATCCTTTTTGAACATTTCTTCAGGCGCTTGTAAGGCAACCCCTTCTTCTGCTTGATGGATTTCTTCATCTAATTGATCTAAATCAACCACCATTCGAACACACTTTTCACCACATTCATCCGTTGAAATGACTTCATATTGTAAATGGTTTAATCCATTTTGTTTCCATGTTTCGTTATGTTGAGCGAGTGCTTCTTTTTTCTGCATGAATTTCATATCATTTTGTCGGAGATATTCCAATTTATCTTGTAAATTCATATTCTCCATATCCAATACAGACCCCTTTTGTGCCTTTTTCACGGTATAAAAGTGCTTTACTCTATTATACAGTTCGTCATCTTCACCACCCCAACCCCAGAAATTGTTGGGATATCCATTAATGCGTGTAAAAGAATCTTTGTTGAAAGCGACAATACCACCAAAATAATGTGGATTTTGGTTATATCGGTTCCAAACAGATGCAATATGAACTGGTCTTGAATCAGGAACAGTGATATAATATTCTTTCAATTCTTGAGATGGTAATAAATCCACATCATGAAAGACAAATATATTACAACCATCTTCTTTGGCAGCTTGAAAACCGATGTTTAATAAAGCACCACGATTGAATTTGCGTTTATCATTGGATTGTTCGACAATATAAATGGTATAGGAAACTCCATTCAGGTATTCATTCATATATTTGATAAATCGTTCCAATTGTTTGGTTCTGACATTGGTATCTTTATCAGACTCTCTAAATGGAACAATGATAGCGGTTTTGTTTTGAATACTTGATTTTTCTGCTTCAGGGATTGGTTCTATATCTTTTTTTTGTTTTTTATTCAATAGTTGTTCGAGTTCTTTGCCAGATATTTTTTTATCACGGATGTTTTTAAGGATTGCATATTTTTCAGCGAAATTGAATGCTTTGAATTTCGATTTCTCTGTGTCAGAAAATGATTGATAAATGGTTTTCAATTCATTAGGAAGTTTTTTAATATCTTTATCATCCATTTCTGAACTCATTGTTATATATATAGTTAGACATATTTTTATATTGTAAATCAATTTTATTTATAATATCCTCTTTAGAAAAGGCATAACTATTACCTGATTTATTATTTCTCTCTAAATTCTAAATAAAATTGATTTAAAAACATAATGAAAAGATAATATGTATTGAATATATAATGGATATTGCAAAGAAAAGAAGAGAGAAGGTGGTTAGTAACTTTTCAAGATCTCTTCTAACGAGAAAAGTGATATTGCCTATTACATGTATCGGTAAAAATTTAATGGAAGTGTTAGAAGAATATGTACGAAATCATTTTGAAGGTAAGTGTGTTGATGAAGGATATATTAAACCCAATTCATGCAAAATAATTGAATATTCAAGCGGAACTATTGTACGTGGATGTAATGTTCAGATTGAAATAGTATTTGAATGTGATATTTGTTTCACAGTAGAAGGAATGTTATTATCATGTGTTGTCAAGAATTTTGTAAAGGCAGGTATTCGAGCAGAAAGTGCAATAGATGTTCCATCTCCTTATGTCGTTTATATCATTAAAGATCATCATTTCACATCTCAACAATTTAATGAAATTCAAGTGGGTGATACTATTACTATAAAAGTGATTGGACAGAGATTTGAATTAAATGATAAAGCAGTAACTATTATTGGCGAATTAGTAAAGGAAAAAGAAAAAGAATCACAACCAAAACATAGACAACAAAAACCACGTTTAACTATTCAACAAAACTAAAGATAGAGGACTAATAGTAAAACTATCTCCATATTCGTCTTGATAAACATAGGTATAATATTACATTATCATGACATACATAACATTTGGTATCTTGTTTAATTACACCGACCGGAAAGAAAAATGAGACAAAAACTACTTAAAGACATTTTATAAATTAACCTAACGGAGGAGAACCTATATTTTTTGCTATGCCTTTTCAAGCATTAGGGGTAAAAAGTTTAGTGGTTTAAAACATAAAATCTCTGAGGATGTTCCCTTAATAGTTTATATTGTTTTACTAGCGATAATTTGTAAAACATAAAATATTTTTAGTAGGATTTCAATTCCAATGATTCTAAAAATATGTAAATTATTATTGTATAACAAAAGTTTCCAACCGATTTATTCTGTCAAATGGAAACAAGCCTTTTAAAGGTGCTTTTACATCACTTATAAAGAATTTTGTCTCATTTTTCTTTCTGGTCGGTGTAATAAAGAATATTGATAAAGATATAAAAGGTTAAAAGGATTATAGATTATGAAATATTCTGTTTCTCTCCCAAAATCATTCTTATGATTATGGAGTATTCTGGGATTTTATAGAGGATACCAAAGTTATGAACTGAAACCCCATATAAACAAATCCAATACTATTATGAAATCGATTGGGTATGGATTTTGTGGAATGTTTATCTATCTGAATCCAATCGCATTTCCCATTATCATTGAATCAGAATATATACGTGTCTTTAGAAAACAATAATTTAACTAAAATATAATTATCTTATTATATATTATATTTTACATGTCAGAAACAACCAATGTCCAACAAAATAATGAACAAATGCTTAACGATATACAATCTCTTCAACAAATGGAACAACAATTATTTAGTAGTTTAGAATCCAATCCCAATATGACGACGGAACAACAACAAAAAATCGTCGAAAAAATGAACCAATTATCCAATATGCGTATTAATTTATACCAAACATTAAGTGGCGTAAATAATTATTTCGAAAATGCATTGAATAACTCTGTCGGTTCATTAAAACAACAAGCAGTTGCCATTGGGATTGTGGAAGATGAATTGAATAAAGCAAAACGTCGTCTTGAATTGTTGGAAGAAGAGAAAAACAATAAAATACGTCTTGTCGAAATCAATAATTATTATGGAGATAAATATGCAGAACATTCCCAACTCATGAAAGTCATTATCTTCACCTTAATCCCCATTATTATATTGGCAGTGTTGAATAATAAAGGAATACTTCCGTCTGCCATTTATACTGGATTGATTGTGATCATTTCATTGATTGGCGCCTATTTTTTCTGGAGACGATTCGCGTCCATCATTATGAGAGATAACATGAATTATCAAGAATATAACTGGGGATTCAATCCAAAGGGATTCAATCCAAACGATGTGCAAACCACTACAACCACAAGTGAAAGTACCACCGATCCATGGGTAAGCAATGCAACTCCATATGGAACATGTGTGGGGGATGCATGTTGTGCAGATGGACTTACATATGATGCAAGTCAAAATATATGTGTATTACCTGCAACAACTTCCACTTCCACTTCCACTTCCACTTCCACAACCAATTCGACAAGCGAATCTTTTATTACAGAGTCTTTTATAAACAATACACTAACTAAAACACAACCCAATAACTATAAAACACACTATGATTTGAGAGAACCCATTGCATTTAATCACTAATTTATTGCCATTTTATGAATAATAATTATTCAGTATATATAATATAGAGTATGGATTCTAATATTGATATTAATAAATTAAATTCCTTTTTAGATCAAGCAACACAAGCTATTTCATGTGACTCTGACTGTCAACAACAAAAAACCGAACAGGAACTTAAGGATAAATATCTCTTCGCCAAGGCAAATCTCACTTTAGCAGAACCTGAATTCCAATTGGCAAAACGTAATTATTATACATACGTTTCCGGAGAAAATGGATATAATGAAATGAGAGAAAAAGAATTATCTAAAATCACAGATACCGTTGTTCAACGATATAAAGAAATCTATCTTTCGGAAATCGAAAAAATCAAGTCACAATTAGATACCTATACAAGTTTAATGGTCAATTATAAAAATGTATTAGATTTACACCACAAGTATAAGAGAGAAAACAAAATCTTGTTTAAACAACTCAAACATGATACGAATGATATTTTGACCAACGAGAGAAAAACCTATTACGAAAATCAAGGAAACGATAATTTAAATAATTATTATTTCTACATCTTTTGGATCATTTATATAATTGTGGTCCTATTATTTATTTTCTTCTCTCTCACACGTCCATCTCAAACCAGTTGGAATGCAAAAATGGCATCCATTCTCTTTTTCATTATTCTACCATTCATTTCTACCTGGGTATTAGGTAAATTGTTATCGCTTCTCTATTATCTATTTCGTTTTGTTCCAAAACCACCTACCAAATAAAGTAATAAAAGCGAAACTAATGACAACCTGGACGACCGCATTTATGTCCTGTAATGGTTGGACAATAATCAAATGTTGTTTTTGCCATAGAATCGTGATATGATATTTCCTTATTCACATATTTATAAAAATACAATTGATAGATTAAAATACCAACAATTAATCCTACTATACATAAGTATTTCAACATAATAATTATCTAACAACACTATTTAAGTATTTTATTTTATATAAAAAAAAGTGAATTATATTTATTACACCGACCGAAAAGAAAAATGAGACAAAATTATCCTAAAAATAAAATTTTTTCATTATTTTTCCAGTGATGTAAAAGCACCCAAAAGGGCATTAGACTATTTGACATTAGGTTAGTCTATTTTATTAAACTATATTCTCTTCTATACTTTTCAGGTCTTTCTCCTGTTGCCATATATGATTTGAATATTTTTTGAATGTTCTTACAACCATTCTTATCACGATTAATACATCCCTTCCTATTATTTTCCATTTGATATGTTAGGATAGAATGTATCTTTCGTTCCTTTTGTTTTGGGTCTTTTTTAAATTTCAAATACAAATTCTCACATACTTCTTCGGTTTTATATGATAAACAAGAGGTTCTAAATTCATCTATATTATAAACCTTAAATGTTTTTTGTAATTTTCGTTTCAATGTTAAATTGGGCGTGGATATGAAGTTTCTCATTTGTTTTCCTATACTCCAATCACCTATAATAATTATATGGTCTTTGCTGTATTTCTTCACAATTTTATTTATCATATTGTCTTGTGTTCGTTTCTTGTTGATATAACCATACCATTTATATTTACGAAATTTCAGTTCTTGATATAATGGAACTAATGTTTCATTTGCTTTTATTTTTTCAATAATGTATTCTTTGAACTTTTCTATATTACAGGTTTTAGAATTATATTTATTTAACCCTTCTTCTATTTTAGTTATTCCTATTTTGTCCTTGTAATTTTTTAGTAAAGACTGATATTTCAATCGTTTTGTTTCTTTCAAATACATTCTGTTTGTATAAGAAAAATAATTACCATCATCATCCATCATAGAAAATAAACTTCTTTTTCCAGGGTCACAAAATATATGTTTTCCTTCCAATAATTCTTTTGAGACTTCATCAATATAAGGAAATTCAGGATTTTCTCGTTTTTCTTCCTTTTTGGATTTTTTAGGTTTATCTTTATTTTCCAATCGTTTCTTTTTTGATTGTTCTTTTTGTAGAATCATCTTATCTTGTCTAATTTTATCTTTTTCTTCTTTGGTTAATCCTTGCAGTGCCTTCTTTCCTGTTTTTTTCTTATCCTTTTTAGATTGTTCTTCTTCTACAAAATCCTTATGTAAAAATCTTAATGAAGTAGCATATCCATCTGTAATAATGGTATAATCAAAAGCATAATTCTTTCTTGTCTGTGTTATATTGAAAAATCTATTCCAAATAAATTCTTTATTCTGTTCTAAACAATTATATAAGTCTCCTTTTGTTTTATTTTTAGGTTTTCCTTTGTTTTTTCCTTTATCAATTAGTTTTTCTTCTGTAATCCAAACATCTAATAATTTTTGGTGTTTTTCAGTTTCTACAAACAATTCCACTAATGCTTTTGTATCTACTTGAATATGTCTTGGTATAGCGTTGGATTGTATAGGAAAAAACTGGAATGACTTTCTTTCTATTTTCTCTAACTCTAAACACATAAAAATCATATGTTTCAAATACTTATAAGGTGAAACTTTAATATCATAATAATAGCTATTTTCAAACGTTTCAGGAACAATCTTATTACGATTTTCTTTTAACCAACTATGGTATTTTTCATCACAAGTAAGAGTGTTATTTATTATATCATTTTTAACTAAATTTATTTGTCTATAAAGTTGTTTTTTGAATTCTTTATTTTCTATTTTGTCTTGGTAAATGTATTTGAAATAAGAATTTACAAATCGTTTGATATAATCAAAAAATCTCATTTTTACATTATTTTCAATAGCAGTAATCATCGTTGTAGCATAATAATCTAAAATAGATGATAAATTACTACCATCTTCCAATTCAAATGTATTTAAGTTCTGAAACTCTTCTAATAAAATAGCATTATTACCTTTTGGTTTTTGTCCTGACGAAGATTTCATTACTGACTTCATACACATAGAAATAGTATCTTCTGTAATTTCAGGAATTTCTTGATTACTATGATATTTATGGAGAACCCATAATCTTAGTAAAAAATAAGTTTTGGTTGTAATATCATTCGTTCTAATAATAGCCTTTTGTAAAATATCCATATTTTCCTTAACTTCTTCATTATTCTTATAAAGAATAGAAGAAATAGGTAATTTTAAACACCGATATTTGTCAGGAGGATCTTTCTTGGAATTCATCCTATATATTTACAAAAGAAAATAATTTTAAATAGTTTTTCCGCAAAATTATTTATTCCTAAATATTTTCAACTTTTTCTTTTTCAAGATTTTTTAATTTTTCTTTTCTGTTTAAATATGCCTTCCTTCTATATTCTTTTAATTTTTCAGGATTATCCTCTTTTAGTTTTTGTAAATATTTAGCCCCTTTTTCCATAACAATTTCTTTGTTATTTTCATAATATTTTTTATGATTTTTACCACAAGTGTATTTTTTTAGTCTTTCTTCTAATTCATTTATGCGCTGTTTCAATATTTCATTTTCTGCTTTATAATCTTCATTCATTTTTATATTATATAACTAAATATTTTTAAATAATTTTATACAAAATTGTTAAACATAATTACGTTTTTGTCTCATTTTTCTTTTCGGTCGGTGTAATATATTATATATTGGGTCTTTAAATCGTTTTCCTATATTATATATTGGGTCTTTAAATCGTTTTCCTATATTATATTTAAAGTTGGTTAATCACATTATCTTCTGTATCTTCTCGAATGATTTCCACCCCAACCCATCCCTTTGCTTTTGTATTGAATGGACCAAATTTCTTATCCATATACGCATATAATTCTTCGCCCTTTGGAAGCTTTTTAGATCCTTGTTCTTGCTGAAACCATAACTTGAATTCTTCCATGATGGATGTCTTTTTAACTGGTTTTGCATTTGGATCGTCGGTAGTTCTGAATTTCGTGGCAATAAAGGCGGCAATATGATCTTGACCATTTCTATACGTTTTAGAGGCATCAATGACGGTTTTACAATCTTCAACAATACCGTCTGTTTCAAAAGCACGTTTTGTTAACATACTTGCAAATATAGGTGCCAGTTTATGTAACTTTTCATTCAATGACTTATCTTTCTTGAACACATATGGAGTGCTATCTTCAAAATATTCACCATCATCCACGAATTTTGATAGAAATGTAATCTTACGAATTCTTCTCCATGTGCCATCATCATTACTTTCAATGTCAAATAAATTATTGGTACCCACTGCCAACTTGAATTGAGGAATAAATATCTCTGACTCTGAATATAATCCTCTTGCTTGAATTGGATCACCACCGGTCAATTCCTTCATAATACCTTCATTCAATTTGACGCCTTTAGATGGTTCTTGCATGACTGCATATCTCACTGCTTTCAATTTCAATACTTCATCCGATGTTCCACCGATTTTACCTCTTGCGTCGGTTACTAATGTGATAGGAACGGTTCCTTTATAATCACCCAGCATTGCCGACATTAAATCCACCAACAATGATTTACCATTGGATCCACTACCATGATAAATATGAAAGGTTTGATTTTTTGTGGTGCCAATTAAACACGACGCCAAATGATCCCACATATATCTACATAAATCTGGAATAGGAAATAACGTCTTCATGAAAGTATGTAATTCTTCTGATGATTTTTTCCATTCTGGATTCGACTCATCATATGCAATATAATCAATTCTGGTCGTCTTGGTAATATAGTCATCCGGCAAACCATCTCTAAAAGTTTTGGTCGTGAAATCCACCACACCAGTATTAAAACATAGTAAATATGGATTGGCGTCCATACTCTTCACAAAATTTCCATCATAGAAGATTTCCGCTGCTTCACGCATAATATGATCTTTTGGAGTGGTCTTTTTAAGAGTGATTTTGATTTGTTGAATCAATCCAACCTTCTTCTTCAAAAATTCGCGCCGTTCATCATTTTCAGCATATTCGGTCAATTCATTTTCATATCGCTCCGACGTTTTTCCAAATAAATTATACATCTCCTTCGAAATCTTATCTCTCAAACTCAATCCTTTATCCAACATCCATCGATGATTCTGAAAACGATACCAAACGCCGCGCTTATCATAACTTACACAGACATATTCATCTTTATACATATGCTGCAATACAATTGCAAAATCATATTCTGCACATGTTTCCATTGCCTTTTCTATGTAATAGTCGACGGTCTCTGATTTGATTTTCTTATATGCGTCTGGATTATCTCTCTTCGCCCAATACATGATTGATTTTCTGGTCAATGATTTACCATCATTGTTCGATTTACGGAATTTATTCCATTCTTCTTGCAATTGTGGAATAGTTGCATAATCGAAATCGCTTGCTTTGCTTCGTAACATTACCCATGATAAGAATAATTTGGGACTGGTATGTTTCAAGGCAAAGGCAACTTGTCTATTCAATACATGCGATCCTGGTTGATAATATTTCTCTGGAAGAATCTGTGCATAATGATGTGTTTCTTTGATTTCGTATTCACTGGAATGAAAACTCTTCAATATAATATCCATCGCCTTTTCAAGTAACTCTGCATTAGTTATGTCTTCTACCAACATTTCACTATCTCCAACCGGTGTATTGTCTCCCAATAAATTCATCTTTGTTTTACTACTGGGTTTCTTGATTTTCTTGATTTCAGAACGATTGTTATATGCATTGACGATTGCTGGGTTCATTTCTAATCGAGGATGTCCGTCATATTGTACAGATAATTTCGCAAAATCACGCTTCAAATGAAAATCTTCAACATTCATCTCATTCATCATACAATTGTTATCATTCTTATCATATTGAATCATGTAATATTGCGTCAATTCATATGCTTCATATCCTGGTTTTCTGGATCCAAACAACTGCCAATTCGTAACACCTTTACTGATTCCCTCGTCTAATACCGAATCCCAATCATTGATTAGAGGTAGATCTAAATATTCTGGTAATGTGGTCAACATTTTCTCACGAAGCATGGTTTGAATTGTATGATCACACTGAATTCCGATAATCATATGAATACCATCTTTGGTCAAGGTTTTATCTTCTAACCTATTCACGTTTGGTTTTTCGAAAATAAATACAGGAAAAGGTTTGGTTTCTTCAAAGATGAAATATTCCTGAAGTGCGTCCAGATAGACACATAGCATGTCTCTTATATGACTTGGTGTATGTTGTCTCTCGACAACGCTGTAGTTATACCTGAAATCCAAATCTATTGCAATGGGACCTCCACTCTCCAACTGTTTTTCAGTTAAATACTCTTTTCGCTTCTTCTCAAAAACATGTTCGTAATACAATTGATAAAATATTGGTAATTCTTCTTTCGGAATAACGTAAGAACCTCCATATATATTGAGTTCTTTACTCGCTATTCTGGTATGTGTATGGGTGGTTGAACTCGAATGATTATTATTCTTTGCACTATGCTTTGCTAGAAATTCATTTAAATCTTTAAATTGTGACGTTAACGACATTACACTACTCATTGTTAATATACTATAACAAGATATTTCTATTTCATTTTTTTTTCAATTTTATTCAAATTCAAAATATAGAATATAGAATATAGTGTTTCTATAAGAGATATAAAGAAGTTCTGTTATTCAATACATGGAGTATTACTTATGTGTATAGGACTTTGAAGCAACTTGCTGGGAAAATAGTGAAAATGCGGAGCAAATGGAAATCATCGAGTTTCCAAGCGTCTTGTATAATATCAACATACCTATGATAAATATAAAATCAAAAAAGTAGTTAAATAGATATGGGTATATCTATAGTAGATGTCCGTTTTTATAGCAAAAGATACTATTCGACGATTGATTCATGATATAAAACAAATAACAAATAGTCCATTACATGACCAAGGAATCTATTATCATCATGACGAAACCGATATATTGAAAGGATACGCAATGATTATTGGACCGTCTGATACACCCTATTTTGGCGGATATTATTTATTTGAATTCACCTTTCCCACTAATTATCCATATAGTCCACCAATTGTGAAATATCATACCAATAGTAATAAGATACGATTCAACCCCAATTTATATTGTGATGGTAAAGTGTGTATTTCTCTCTTGAATACATGGAAAGGCGAACAATGGACGTCATGTCAAACTATTTCGACTATATTATTGACCCTTGTAACATTATTATGTAAGAACCCATTATTAAATGAACCTCATGTCCATATAGATCATCCAGATGTTGAGGAATATACACGCATAATAGAATATTCAAATATCAATATTGCCGTGTGTGATATTATATCCAAAAAAACCGGTATTTATCAACCGTTTTTTGACCTATTTTATCCGATTATGAAAGAGAAGTTTGAAGAGAATTTCGAACTATTATTGTTCTTTATTGATAAGCGTTTGCAAATGACACCTTTTGATAAACCATTCTATGTTAGCACGTCCTATTTCACAATAAAATTGTTTATAGATTATAAACAACTTCGTCATAAATTGATGGAAACAAAAATTGTTCTATAATGATATATAATGTTATTTATAGATTATAATAGTTAATTATATATGTAAAATAAAAAATTGAAATAAGAATATAAATATAATCTATACGCATAATATATACCATGAAGTTTTGTAATGTATGTAATAATATGTATTATACTCGTATTGCCAGTAATAATGCCAATAAATTAGTCTATTATTGTCGTAAATGTGGAAACGAAGATACCTTTTTAGATGCCGAAAGTTTATGTGTATCCAAAATTATTGTGAAAAAATCAGAACAATCGTTTAATCATATCATCAATAAATATACGAAATTGGATCCGACATTACCTCGCATCAATAATATTTTATGTCCAAATGCAGATTGTGGAACAAATAAAGATGGAAAAGAACGAGAAATTATATATATTCGATATGATGACGTGAATATGAAATATGTCTATTTATGTTGTGAGTGTGATACTGTTTGGAAAATCAATGAACATGCATAAAAAGAGTCATATTTCATTAAACAAAATTATACTTTTTTCTATCTTTATATAAAATTGAAATTGTTCAAATACTCTTTATATAAAGATATATCCATATACGACTATAATATGAATAGTATGAATAGCAAGATTTATTATAATATTTGTTTTGATAATGACATGGGACATATAGTTATCAAAAACGAACAATCCATTCCAAACAATGTGGCATATTTTGCATATGAGAAAATGAAGAATAAAATCCGATATGCAACTGATATAGAAACCATGAGTTGTCGTTTCTTTATATTGATTCCTGGATTACAACCTATTTGGACATATTATGTTGGAAATGTATCTATTACATTGGATTATAGTCATTTAGATACATATGACTCGAGAACCATGATGTTTTTGAATTGAAATCTATTTATAATATTTCAAATATAAAAAATTGAAACCAATTTAAAACAATCTTCACTTATAATATACCAACCATGAGTGACGACGAAAGTTATTATCATTCTGATTCTGAAAGTGAAGATGAAAGTATTCATAATGTGGTTGTTTCCAAAAAGGTAAAACCCACAGAAATCAATCACGCAAAACAATTTGGTGGATATGAAGACGATTTTGATATTATAGACGATTCCGAACCGGACGATGCCGAAAATGACGATAATGAGTTAGATGATAATGAGTTAGATGAAAACAATGGCACTGGAAAACGATTTCAAGTTGAAGATCCGGATTTAGATGACGAAGAGATTATGGGTGGAGCGATGGAAAGTGACGATGATGCAGATAATAGTGATATTGATATAGACGATAACGGCGAATTGATTGAAAAAGACGATGGAAAACACGCCAAATCAAAAAAGACGACCCAACTAGTATTAGATGATGTAGACGATGACGAAGACGATGATGAGGACGAACATTATCTTCAAAAATTCGATGCTGAAATCAATAAAAATTATATCCATGAATTTCACCCAGAGTGTTTGAATCATAACAACGACGAAATTCAAACATTAGCAAAAGTGATTCGCGACGATAATAATATTGTTGTGGATCCATTACATAGGTCGTTACCGTTTTTAACCAAATATGAAAAGGCGAGAATATTAGGACAACGAGCAAAACAGATTGAGATTGGTGCGAAACCATTTGTTAAGGTTCCTGAAAACATTATTGATGGATATATTATTGCTGAATTGGAATTGAGAGAGAAAAAGATTCCGTTTATTATTAAACGTCCTATTCCAGGAGGTGCGTTTGAATATTGGCATGTGAAAGATTTAGAAGATATTAATTTTTAGTTAGATTTCTATTTATTCGATTATTGGTTTATGTTTTAGTATATAATGTATTCACTATTCTATACTAAATGGTAAAAATGGTAATAATAATGTTTATCGATACCCACCTTCAATAGAGAAGGAGTGTGTTTATATTTTTTATCCCATACTGTAATGCATTTTGATTTATTATATGGTGAATTGAATTGCATGCCACCCAATTTGCATTGTAATCGATACAAAAAATACCACTCATAAAAGGTATATTCAAAGCAATAATTGTCACTCCAATTTTCTGCTGTATATGGATTATAATCTTTTTTATAGCAATCTTCAATCAAATAGTGTATCCATTTCGAATGAGGTGGTCTCTCTACATAAGAGATGATAATATTCACAATTTCATTGGGTAAATAGACCATATATAATTATATATAACAATATAAAGATTTCTTAATAAATATACTATTATTGTCAAATGCAAAATGCAAAAACGCTATTAGAATATATTTGGATTGATGGAAAAGGTGAATTGAGATCCAAATCGCGTGTCATTCATGCAACTTTGCCTTTTAATATATCGTTTATTCCTGAATGGACATATGATGGGTCTTCTACATGGCAAGCAGATTGTAACGGTGACACGGAAATTGTCTTGAAACCATGTGCTGTATATAAAGATGCATCAAGATCAAGAAATGTATCTGGGTGTGATTGTTTTCTGGTGTTATGCGAGACTTATACTTCAGACGGTACACCATTACCAAGCAATCATCGACATAAAGCAACTGCTATATTTACAGACGATCTTGTATCTGAACATGAACCTTGGTTTGGGTTAGAACAAGAATATTTTATGATTCTTCCAGATGATTATCTTCCAAACGTTCATAAAAAACATGTTTTGAATCATGAGAAACATTATTGTGGAATTGCCCAACATCCAATGGAGAGAACAATCGCGGAAGAACATTTACAATTGTGTTTGAAAACGAATTTGCATATTTCAGGAATAAACGCAGAGGTATCTCCTTGTCAGTGGGAATTTCAAATAGGTCCGTGTGTCGGCATCGAATCGGCAGATGAATTGATAGTTGCCAGATATTTATTGGAAAAGATCGCCAGTTATTATGGAGTCAACATCCAATATCATCCAAAACCATATAGCGACATTAATGGATCAGGATGTCATATTAATGTGAGCACTATTGATACACGATCTTGTGATGGAATCACTGAAATCTATAAATGCATCAGTAATTTGGGCGAACAACATGAGGAAGTTCTCAAGTCATATGGGTCAGACAATCAACTACGATTGACTGGGTTACATGAAACATCGAGTTATACTAAATTCACCTGGGGAGTTGGTACTCGAAATACATCGATCCGAATTCCAAACAAGGTCCAACACGAAAAGTGCGGTTATTTTGAAGACAGAAGACCTGCTTCCAACATCGATCCATATATTGCAACCTCTACATTATTTCATGCTATGCTATAATACTAATTTGATTTTTCGTTTATTCGATTATTCATAATATAATTGTTGCCCTATCCCTTAAGACCTACTTTATGGAATAAAATTGAATCTATTTATACATATTTATCGAAAAATATTTATAAATATACATACGTAACCATATAAATATATTTGAATATACATACTCATTATCAAAAATGTTGTCGCCGTCCATTTGCAGATTGAAAAATACATTGGTTTCTCCATATATTCAAATTCCGGATAACATAGATCAATTTGACTTTGATACCTATTTAATAAACGAATGCTTTGTCCTGAAAAATGTGGCAGGATATATTTTCAAGCATTATATATCATCCGTCCATCTCGAAATGGATGAAGAAGCACTATCCACATTTATTAATTTGGTATGTGAAAACTATAATAAAAACTATTTTCATAACTTTCAACATGCTGTAAATGTTCTTCATATGACCTATCGATTGTTAAATACCACTGGCATGATTCATAAAATGAAACCAGTCATTGTATTCGCCACCCTTATTTCCGCCATTTCTCATGATATTGATCATCCTGGCAACACAAATTCGTACGAAATCAATTCATTCAGTAAATATGCAAAATTATATAATGATATCAGCGTCTTAGAAAATCATCATTGCACATTGACCTTTGAATTGTTGGATTATACAAATGTAATCCATCATATTAAACAAGACGATTTCAAGGATTTTAGAAAGACTATTATTGCCTGCATATTAGGAACAGATATGTCCAAGCATAACGATTTTATGAACAAGTGTAAAGACTTTCAGTTTCAACGACCATCCTTCACTATGGAAGACCAGTATTTTATTGCTCAAATGATGGTACATTGTGCTGACCTATCTAATTCCATTAAACCATTTCACATTAGTTTGGAATGGTCAAAAAAGCTTTCTCTCGAATTTTATAATCAAACTGTGAAAGAAGAATTGGAAGGATTGCCTGTGTTATCCTTTATGAAGGTACATGACGAATTATCTATGTGCATAAATGAAATTAATTTTATTACCAATATATCATTGCCTATGTGGGAATTATTCGCCGAGAAATTTGAATGGTTTCATGATTTGGTTGATAAATGTAATGCTTGTCTTGACGAGTGGAAGAAAATCGAACATCGATATTTAGAAGAAAATGACATCAATTCATTAAATTATTAACACAGAAATTCTTTATGAGTTATTATTTTTTCAAGTTATTATGGTTATTTATAAAAAATTGAGTTACCAAATTGGTTTTTATATCCAACAAAAGATATAGAAATAATGGAGTTGTTTAAGCAAACGGAATTATATGATAAAATAAGATCGGCGGAGAGAATGGGTCTAACCGTCATTGCATTTCTCACCATTTCTTCCAGCATTTGTTTATATATTCAATACAAGACATATACAAAATGTATTGAATTAGAAAAGAATAATACTTATTTACGTCAAGTATGTAATACTCAACTTGAAAAACTTAATACACAACAATATAATATTCAATCAATGGATAACAATATGACTATATTAAACAATAAAACAACTCTTATGCATAACACTATGATTATTCTGAATGATAAAATGACGACATTGGAAAAAATGTATTTGAATATTCCCTTCTCTCCCATTAAACAATCCGATTCTGGTAGTGGATTAAGTATTTTAACTGTGCCTGACAAAGAATCGGAAAGTGAAAAAAAGAATGAACCAAAGATCAATGAAGAAAATGGAAATAAAACAAAGGAAGACATTTATGAAATATTGGACAATAATGAAGACGACGATTTATTGAATGAATGTTATGATATGGTTCCATTAAGTAATCTAAAAAAAAGTACAGGATTATCTTGGTTGTTCAAATAAAATAATAATATAATGAATCAATAATATAATGAATCAATCATCATAATAATATAATCTTTATTGCGTCTTCCAACGATTACCACAATCCAAACAAGTAACGAAAATAGTACTAGGTTCATCTGCAGAACGTGTTTGCATGGAAATATAACTGCATTTTTTACCTTTACATTTACGACATGTAAACGTATCGGTCGATGCAGACATTGTATTCTCAAACTTGTTTTTATCGCGTTTGGATTTAAGGTCAATCATTTTACCCCATCTATCATAATCATATTCTTGATGGGTCATAAACGCAAATTTATGAGGCAATATTTCTCCACTATTGATTGCATGAATCCATTTATCATTCAAATTGATTAAAACACTTTTTAAGTGATCTTGATATAATAAGACAAAATATTTATTATCCCATTTCTTGACGATTTTTCGCTGATCTGCTTCTTTTATGGCATAATTAAAGATTCCTTTTTCCAGATTGAGTGCATTTTTTTCGTGATTCAATTTATTGGTTAATAATTGATGAATACTTTTACGAAATGCATCTGAATCGTCGATAATGAAAGTAGACATCTATCTTGCCTTTATTACAACTGTTATATTTAAATCAATTTTTATTTGATGCTTATAAATGTTTTACAAATCTTACAATGTCTGGTTTGTCCATTTTGTAAATACCCATTATTATATATTTCATACCCCTTGTTATGTAAGCATTTATATATTTGTGAACAACGAGAACATTTTACTATATGATTTGTCGTATCTATAACAATGTGTTTATACATTTCGTGTATGCAATCTGTTGGATAGGCGTCTTGAATATTCATCTGTTAATGTATTATTCTTTTTGATTTCTTTTTATTGGTTGATCGAAATTAACATGTCACCCCTATAATATCTCCATAATCATAAGACTCTTCAGATAATTCGGACCCTACATCATCAACTTCTAAATCATTACTATTGGATAAATCATTACTCTCTTCATTACTATCGTCTTCACCTCCATCGCCACTATCATCCGTCTCATCTGATTGTGATGCACTATTATCTTCTGTATCACTACTATCCACTACAAACCCATCCTTTAAATATCCATGTTTCGTTTTTTTCTCTTTCGCAACATGTTCCAATTCATCTTCTTCCTCTTCATCTTCCTTGGCAGTAGTCGCCAAATCTTCAAATCCACCAAACAATTTTTCATATATTTTTTCCCAGAGTGGAATACTTAAATGCACATAGGTTTTCGATCCATCTTCTTTCTTCAGATGTCCTACCAGTGCGCACGATCCATAAAACAATTTGGTATCAATCGGTGGCGGAAAGTCATATTTGTTTTCTGAATTGGCACGACCATCCGTCTTCCCAAAGACTTCCACAATATATTTTTTACCATCCTGTTTAACGGTCCATTCAGTCTGCTTCACAAAGTCTTCCGCCTTCTTAAATCCACATTTCTTAAACAACTCTTCGTATTTAAAATCTTTGATGGAGAGAAGTTTTAGGGTTCCTACTCTCTCCACAATGATAATATCCAGTGGTTGTGACATCTATTTTATATTCAAAGGAATAGGTTTAAATAGTTTATTATATAATATAATTATCATGAGAGTGTATATCCATCCTTTTCATACCTTGCCTTTTCACACAATGCAAACTACTTTATCTGATTTATTGACCAATACCCATTCTTACACGGAAATCTATACAAACGAATCAATCTACCAAGTGGATTCGGAACAAATAGTTCAATTGAATCCCATCGACGGAGAGAAGATCATATATAAAGAGTTTATTCAAGGTATCACACTCGTTGTCGATCATTCCTATTTTCAAAAAACGGTAGAAACCAGTATTCATGGCAATGAACACGTTCATCATACAATGAAAAAATACGTCTATCGACTACATCCAAAGTCCAAACTGAAATTGATTATAGAGACAAAAGAGGGAAAAGCATTGAATATGAACGATGTTTTGATCACAGACGTTTATTTTGAATTCGATGAAATCGTGGATATTAAAGAATTGTTTGTGAAACGCGAAATAATTGAGTTCTTATCTCTCTTAAACTAATATCTGAATATATTATTATGCTATCTTGGGTTATACAAATGACGATAATATCCATTATTCTGATCTTTTTAGTTCACCATTTGATCCATTTTTTCAAATCAACTCTAACCGTGCCAAAAATAAAAGATTTAGTCAATACCTCTCCTCAAAAATACGAACACATCTATAACATTATCCATCATACCAATCCATCAAATTCAAATACTTATTTGTCAACGATGGATAATAAAGAAAAAGATTATACACTCATCGATTTATTACCAACCAAACCAGATGAATCGTCCATGAAAAATGAACTCAAAGATTTTCTCAAATCCACCTTCAAAAAGGGATCATAATTTTGTATCAATATTATATAAATAAATTATTTAAAGATATTAGAACCATATTATATATGTTGCTACAACAAGAAGATAAAGAATCCATATTACTCGATTTTCCAAATGTAAAACTTTCTTATGAATCCGTCTCACATAATAAAGTTTCCAATGCAGATCTATTGATCGCCATTCCATATGGCATTTCATGTTTTGTCTGGTTTACTTCCTTTCGCAATAAATACGTCTGTCTATTATTGGAATTAGAAAACAACCAACAAAAACAAATCCGAAATATTCGCGTCATTCAAACCTGTTATTCGTCCACATTATGTTTTGGCACTGTATTATACGGAACTCTTTTTCGACATAAGAACCATTCCTTTTTTTGCATGGAAGATTTGTTTTATTATAAGAACAAGGACGTTTCTAGAGAGAACTGGTCCACCAAATTCCGTACCATGGTCTCGATGTGCGAACATGATCTTCCACAAATATCGTATAATAAACATTTTGTTGTCTTTGGACTACCCCTAATTGCAACCACCAATGAACAAATGGAAACAATGCTGGCAAACGATATCACTTATAAAATCAATGCAATCCATTATTTACATCTCGCCAAACAAAGCACACACATTTCCGTCTCTCTAGCATCCTTTTTAAATCAATCTAATAGTGAACCTAAATCCAATAGTGAAAATCTAACACTATCAAAAAAACGGTCCTCCGACATAATTTTGGAGATTCGACCAGATATTCAAAACGATGTCTATTCCGTTTATTGCTCCAACAATGTCTTTTGTGGATATGCATGTATTCCAGATTATGATACCAGCACATTTATGAATACATTGTTTCGAAAAATCAAAGAAAACGATGATTTAGATCGACTGGAAGAAAGCGATGACGAAGAAGAATTTGAAAATCCAAATATCGATAAATTCGTCTATATGGATAAGAGATATAACATGAAATGTCGATATAATAAACGATTTAAAAAGTGGACACCTATGGAAGTCGTAATGAATATGGATTTATCTTCTCATAATGATACCCTCCAATTTATTGAACAGATAACCTTTAGAAACCATTCTCAACCGCAACCAACCAATAAAAAATGCCCTTCCAATGAGAGAACTTATTCACAGAAGAAATACCAATCCCATAATAACCAATATAAAAATAATCAATTTTATATAAATAACCAATCTTATAACAGAATAAAATAATACTATAATATATATGTCATCTGCGTCTAATTTAGGTTATGGAAATATAACGCCGTTGAGTAATGTCAATGGGAATTATGCAAATATAGATAATTCTCATTTTTCAGGGCGATTTAGCAGTAATGAAATACCTGGACCACCTGGATTATCCGGTGCAAAGTCCAATATTGATGCAGCATCCTCTACTGTTCCAGGAGTGTGTTTAAAAGGAGGTTCTCTCAAACGAAAAATAAAAAATATCACTAAACATTATATGAAAGCAGGAAGTCGAAGAATTAAAAGTATTAAGCGAAGACTTAGACATAGAGCTTTATCCAGAAAGTTATCACGTTCGCGTTCTTTTGCCGGAGGTCGCAGACACAGAAGACACACTCATAGAAGACATAGACATAGACGCAGTATGCGCGGCGGTTATGCTCAATATCAAAACAATATGCCTATGACATCTACTTATCAAGTGGCAGGAATTCAATTATCACCATCAGAATCCGCATTAGCCAACCCTGCGCCAATTACCAAATTAGCCAATTGCGTAAATTGTGTGGATAATTACAATGCTTATACCATGAAAGGATTTCCTTCACAAGGTCATTAATTTGGGACGACTCAATTTATCGATGGCAATAACACTTGATATATTATGAATAACTTTATTTTCTTTTTCTTCATTACATGTCATAACTTCAATGACCATTTTATCATATTTATCAGAAATCTTTGATGACGAATTACTATATTCTGGATATTTCTCTCGAAATTGGGGAAGCAATGTAATATTTTTATCAGAGACACGTTTAATTACTCGTCTAATTTTGGTTTTATGTTCATCCTCTTTCTCCCATTTATCTGCGTCTTTGATATACATAATTTCACGTTTTTTATCGGTGCAATGGACTGGTCGTTGTGTTATATCGAGTGCCTTTACACCCTTGAAGATTTAAAATAGGACAAAATAATATAATTTTACATAAAAATATATAAAATTATATTTAGTTAATTCATCCTTGTCTGTGATGGATTTTGCGTGTTCTTTAATAATATCCATATTGTTGTTGTTATTATTATTCTCATTTATTTCTTTGTGTATCAGTTGATTATTTGAATGACACACTTTTTTGTGTCTCCATAATCCGGTTCGTTCTTTATATTTTTTTCCACACTCACACGCAAATAATGGAACTTTTTGGTTGATATTTGTTGATTTTTGTTGAAAATCTGTTGATTTTTCATTATTTTTATGTTTATCGGTTAATAGGTGTCGTAGAAATTGACTATTTCGAGACGTTTTATAGTCACAAGATTTACATTCGAAATTTTTGGAACTTTTGGAACTTTTTGGAACCAACATGTTGATATATTTATCAACGAAAAAAGTTCTTAATATTCTTTTTTCAAAAATATATCAATCAGAAATGAAAAACAATAGGTTTCATTTGTGACGATAACTGAAAATTATCATCACCCAAAAATTTCGTCAGTCAGGACCTTTTTGTTGAGTCATTTTTGGACATTTATTTTTGTCCATTTTGAAAAATTTAAAAAACTTTCCCAAGGCATTTTCGTGAATTTGTCTACGCTTCTAGGCATTATATTATATGCCAAAAAACCGAATTTGTCTACATCATGTAGAGATCCCATAACAAATACTTCCAAAAAATTGAATTCTATTTATTGTATCAAATAAAACAAACAAACAAATTAACATGAATGTAAAATCGTCGCCTCCTCCAGTAATTGTTGTGACCCACGAAGAATTGATTGATAGAGGATATGTCCCCTATCAATCCGATAATGGATATAGAAAAGTCATTCATGGATTAGAATTAGACATTTTATTAGCATCCAATGACGTTAAAAACAAATGGATTATTGCTCCAGATGGATGGTATTGGAAAGAATATAGAGAGAAATGTTATTTCAATTTTGAATGGTTTGAATTAGAAGAAATACCTGTGTAATTTAATTGATATATGAAATAAATTATATAGTATGTGTTATTAGAATAGAATTATGTTTTGGTTAATATAATATTTACTTTATTTTTAATAGACATGTTTCTATAACATCATTTTCATCATTTGAATCATCTTCTTCTTCTGTCTCAGATAAATATGTCTTTTGATTTGTTATTTCTTTTTTCGTAAACGGTTCATGAACCACTTTCCAAGATGAATAATTGTTATGATAATTAGAATTACCAATAGTGACAATCTTATAATTTTGTTTCTTATAATAAGCACGTCTTTTCGCCCATTGTCGTTTGAATAAATCATGTGAATCCACAAAATCGTAAATGATCGGATGTGAATATGCATGTTTTGCTCGTAAAATACGACCGACCGTTTGCACAACATCTGTTTTGGGTGTGATCAAAAATTCGGCATTCAAGGAAGGAATGTCTAACCCTTCTGATACCATGACATAGGTCGATAAGATGACTTGTTTCTTCTCCGATTTTTTCAATTCTGCTTCTTTCATCCCACCAATATAATAACCGACACTTGCGAGATTATTACAGACAAATTTCTGATAGATATAGTGTAAAATATTCAAATTATGTGCCATGATGATTATATGTGTTTGTTCAATCGGTTTCACATATTTGTTTTCAATATAATTCTGTTCATATTTCAATACTTTATTACAATGTGGACATTTCGGTCGTTTTTTGCTGGTTGCATTCGATGTAATAGTATCCATACATCCCAAACAATATTTAACACAGTCACAACATGTATTCTTCACTAAATAATGCATATTTTTATGACATATTTCGCAGTATGGTATTTGTTGATCCATTTCTCTCTTATGTTGGTCAATAACACTTTTATCGATGTTGGGCACACTGATAAAATCGCATATGGTTTTGATAATAAACTCTGTTCTACGGTTATATTCACATAATTTGGAAATCATGGAACTGTTTTGCGGTTTTCCTCGATAATCTAAGATGGTTTCATTAAATTCGTCGTCGTCCACCGCATATTGTATAGACCGAACTTCGACAAACATATCTGTTTTTCTCTCTACTTTACAGATCACCTTTCCTAAAAACATCTTAAAGACATTGGTCGTGCCATCTTTCCGATCCATGGTCGCAGATAATCCAAGCATATATTTGGTGATGACTTTGAATAAGGAGTTTGAAAAGGTTTGACTGGAAATATGATGCACTTCATCGATAATGGTTAATCCAAATTGACTGAATATGGAGGCATCATAGTCTTTTTGGACCAGACTTTGTAACATGCATAAAACAATGTCTTTGTTTTCAATGTCGATAATGGGTCCTTGGATTCTTCCAATGCGAGCAGAAGGTAAAAAATGCTGAATTCTCTCGATCCATTGATTCATTAAAAATTCTTTGTGCACAATAATAATCGTTTTCTTCTTCAATTGACTGACAATGTATAATCCGGCACATGTTTTACCCCATCCAGTATGAAGTTCAAGTAATCCTCCGCCACAGGGAACGCTGTTACAATGGTTTAAATAGGCGTCGATGATAGGCGTTTGGTAATCACGCGGCATTCCATGAAACGGAACATCGATGGACAACCCTTCCGACAATTTATATTCTTTTGGAGGTCCAAACTGTTCTATTCCATAATAGTGGGGAACATAGAATTTGTTAGATGATTCTCTATATGCAGGAAATATATTGGAATCATTAGATGGTGCGCCCATAGTAAAGGGTTTGATCATGAGATTGGTTCGAATGGCATTTTGTTGTTCATGAGAGAGATTGTTTTTTGGTATTGTGTATCCTTTGGGTCCAAGATATGTATTCATACTTCTATTCTTTAGAGTATTGTTTTTATACGCATTTTATATATTATAAACAACTTAAACATATTGTTACCATACTAAATAGTATTAGAATATGAACAACGATTTAAATGATATTGTATTTGAAGAAAGGGAAAGGGAAAAGGAAAAGGAAAAAGATGATAAATTCAAATTCAAATATCTTCAACAACGATTGAGGGAAGACCCTGAATTTAGACAACAATTTGAAAACAAGCGTAGAAGAATCAGTTGCATGACCTGTTTGATTCGAATATTCTGCTGTCCATGCATCGCCATATGGAATCTTACCAAAATAAATGAATAAATTATAATCTATAATATATTATATGGATAGTTTTAAGGAACTGTTAAAAAGGGAGCACATGGGTGAATTTGTATTGATTGTTTTGATGATTATTTATTTGGTCATGGGATTTAGAACACCTGAATTGATTGCGCATATGGTTGACCATATTATTGGCAAGGTTGTCATTATTGTCATTATTGTCTATTTATTCATGCATTCTCATCCAATTTTAGCAGTAGTGGCAGCTCTCGTTGCATTTGATTTGATGCGAAGATCGTCTGAATCTACTGGTTTAGGTGCTCTTCAGGCATATGCCCCCTCTGAAGAAAAAAAGATGTCGCAATTCACGGCATTCAATCAATTCCCTTATACATTGGAACAAGAAGTGGTTGCTAAAATGGCACCAATCGTGCGTTCAGGATCGTCTTTAAGTGGCGCATCGTATAAACCAGTACTCGATAATTTATATGACGCTTCTCCGATTTAGAGGAATTCCTTTATTTGGTCGTAGTGAATGTTGAAATACTTTTTAGAGGCATTTTTATTGCGTCGCCGGATAAATAAGCGAAAAAGGCAGAAATTCCGTAGAAAATAAGGATGAATAGAATGCAACCTAAAACAAACAAAACGATATATTTGAAGATTGGACTATTTAGAATACTGGATAAATCTACCGTGGAAGAAGTATCTTTATCATAAGTGACTTCGGTTTCATCTGTGGATGACCCAGTAGGTTGGCACGAAATATACAATCCATTTCCAATTTGGAGTCCTGCTACAGGACCTTTTGCATTATAAAACAAGGAGGCACTCGGCATCATCATCGGAAATGGTTTAATGATTTGCTGCAATGTAGTGATTGTACTAGATGTTAGGGGTATAGCATCTAATGCACCGAATACAATATAATCGTTGGTGCCGGTTGAATAGGCAAAATACGATTTTCGTGGCACGATGGATTGAAGATTGAGTGGAATATTGAGATTTGTTGAATCGCCTTCACTCGGTGCATTGGAGGAAACAATTTTAATGATATCGGTGATAATGGCGGATGCTTTAGATGTTTCTGAAGAAGAAAGGAAGGGGATACATACCATTAAATTGTTGCCGCCTTTTACAGGGACGTGTTCTATAAGGATTTCGCCAGGCATGGATGCATCATTGAAGTAGTGAAGGGATGGCGAAGTGATCATGATAGAGGATACTGTATATTTTTCGTGATTGTAAGAAACAGGGGGGACACTTCGTGAATCGTAAGATAATGTTATAAATACTCCATTATTTTTAGCAGTGGAATTACTTTCCGAGTATTTGAAAGAATAAGAACATTTTAAATCACACTTGCCAGCGACGTTTTTAGGTGATATATTCATTGGTGGATTGCTCATTAATATAAGTATATAAATAAAAATATTAATTTATTTATATAGAATGAAATTGACTAAAGGTAAAATATCGAGATTGTATAATAAAAAGAAGCAGACATTCAAAAAACCTAAAAAGAGATTGTCTCGGAAAAGAAAAACATTAAGAAATAGAAAACACTTAAATTTAGCAAGAAGGACATTAAAACGACAACCAAATAAAAAACGAGGTGGGTCTGATGAGAATATGACGCCCATAAAAGGTGAAGAACAAGACAAAGACCAAGACCATGACCAACATTCAACAACTGGAGAACAAGAACATAATATTGATCCATCTATTATTGAAGATCTGAAAATGGATGAACAAGAACCTACTATTGAACAAGACCAACCAACTGTGGCACCGGAGTTACATGAACAATCAACAGAAGAACAACCAACTGTGGCACCAGAGTTACAGGACCAACCTGCAGAAGAACATCCAACTGTGGCACCAGAGTTACAGGACCAACCTTCTACTGAAGAACAACCAACTGTTGAACAGGACCAACCTTCTACTGAAGAACAACCAACTGTTGAACAGGACCAACCTTCTACTGAAGAACAACCAACTGTTGAACAGGTCCAACCTTCTACTGAAGAACAACCAACTGTTGAACAGGACCAACCTTCTACTGAAGAACAACCAACTGTTGAACAGGACCAACCTTCTACTGAAGAACAACCAACTGTTGAACAAGACCAACCAACTGAAGAACAACCAACTGTGGCACCAGAGTTACAGGATGAAGAACGTCACGTTACAATACAAGAACCCATAGAAGAAGAACCAAGTCCTGTAGAAGAAAACTATGTAGAAGAAAAACCAGAAGAAATACTCAACCAAGAACCCAACTCAGCATTAGTTCAATCCATTTCTCAAGTAGTGGATTATGTTGCGAATACTGTTGCAGATAAGGTTTCTGAAAGAGTCATGTCTGGACAATCTGGAGAGAACATTCAAAATGGTTTTCAATCAGTAAATGTCGCCGCCAGAAATATGGCAACTGGTGGAAGCAGATTCAAACGCACCAGAAAATTCAGATTATCTAAATAATAATAATGTTGGAATACTTATAAGTGAACATGAAAAAGAATGGCGATCAAATATAACAATACCAAATCTGCTAAAAATATGATTATGAAATGATATATTTTTCGTTTGGTGAAATGAATTACTTCATTATTGGGATGCATCTTTTTCCATTCCAATTCCAACAATTTCAAGATTTCATAACTCAAAAATCCGGCAATAAAAAGAATCGCCGTTCTTAATGCATGAAAGAAAAATCGGTGGTGTATTATTTTATGGTTCATATATATTGTTCATAAAATAACTATATAAAGATGTATTATTTTATGGTTCATATATATTGTTCATAAAATAACTATATAAAGAATTATTAGTATTGATCGTGTATTATGTACAATACTAAAATGGTTTTATTTAACACATAAATGCATATGTCAACAATTTGAAACAAATTCTATAGATGAAATATTGCTGGACGATCTGAAAGACCAATTTCATTATCATTTACATAAAAAATTTGCTCTCATCACTAAACCATCACTTACTATTGGATACGATTATATTAGATAAACGGTAAATATTTGATAGTATCATTATCATATAATGTTACTCTATAAGGTTCATTTATTCCTTCTACATAGACAGTATCTCCGTTAAAGAGTTTATCACAACCATATTCATTGGTACAACTTTTACCACTTCTAGATACTGGCAATCGCATACTATTCTGCTGGTCACTATTGGTATAATATTGCCATTTATCGCGATTTACAAATAGGGGACGACCCATCAATGGGATTATTTTTCCATTCGAATTGGTCGCCGTTAATATTCCCAGTTGTCGATATTGGGTATCCACCGCTCCAACATTGGTTGAGACATTGATTGGAACCATTCCCATTCCAAGTCCTAGTCCTCCCCTTACATATCGTTCGTCACGAAGAGGTGGAGCATATGGATTTAATAGTGGATCTGTTGGAAGATTGGTGTAAGGCCAACTTGGAATGCCAAACCATCCAGCGTTCTCTCTAGATGTTTCATGAATGACTATTTTTTCAGACGGAGAATTGTTTACGACGACATTATGTTTGACAGTGGTATACATTAAATACATAATAATCATAATGCCGATAATTGCAAAAAACATTGAATAATTCTCAATGCAAATGACACCTGGTGGACACTTTTTCATATATAATAGTTATTATTTTATTATATATGATAAGAAAGATATTTATGTTTGTGATGGAGGAGACATTTTTTTTGCTAAATCCATTACGCCACCAAGACTCTGTTTTCCGTCACTCATCATTCCTTTTAAACTTTCCACCATCGGAGCAAGGGATTGCATCATAGGACCCATACTTTTCATTGCTTCCGCCAATTTCATCTGCTGCTTCATTAATTGTTGTGTATCCGTCGTCAATTTTTGGATCCCATCACTTCCCAGAATATTATTCAATTCGTCGTATGCATCTTCCACGGTGGTTGCGTAGTCTATATTATGACCCTTGTTCTTACGACGTCCTGGTTCAAAACCTTGTTGCTCGCCTCCACTGCTTTGTGCAGCATTATCTGTCACGTTTTCGGATTCTTCTAAAGGTTGCATAGGAAGTCCTTGCTCTGATTTTTGGGTTGGTTTGCCTTTCTGTTTAGAGACTAATTGATTAATGAGTTGTTGTTTTTCCGAAGTATTAGAATTAGAATTAGAATGAGAAGAAGTATTTGTATTAGAAGTATTGGAAGATTGTTTGTTTTCCATTCCTTCAAGCATGTTACCTTTCATGGCAAGCAAATTAACGATGAGTAATGGAACGCCCAAGACAATAGTCATGTTTTTGCTAAAATGACGAATTAATACCGCAATGACAATAAAATACAATGCTATATTGATTTTTCCGAGAACCAGATAACCAATTACGTTAAATAACGCTAAAAAGGCAACTACCTTTAATACTAAAGGGTTGGTTAATAAATGTTTCACAGTCGACTTGAGTTTCATTATATATATAATATTTAAAAAAATAAAGTCAATTCCATATTATATAAAAGTATTTCCATTATTTCGAATGTCTTTTGGAAGAGCGTTTAGATGAAGTGGAAATCGATCTACGCTTAGTGCGTGACCCATAGATAAATCCACCCTTTTGTTTTTTAGTGGTTCGATGTGTCTTCTTTCGTTTGGAATACTTTCGTTTTCCTGCTATTTGGTTGTTTTTAATAGTAATTTGTGATAATGCATTTTTCAGATCATCCATTCTTCCATTATTGATTGCTGCCAATGCACGAGTATATTTAACTCTTCCTGGTGAAGTATCTGATTTACTTTTATTATCCAACATTTGCTTTAAGTCTTTTATTTTCATGGTGAAAGAACTGCCATCCACATTTTGTAATGAAATTTCAGAATTCAAATCAATTCTTTGACTTGGATTTGGTCCTTGCACTTGGTTAAAACCTGTTCCATTAGAACTTGATCTTTGGTTAGAACTGGACCCCTGAATTGCATTACTTATTTCTTGTAAAGATTCTTCCACTTCAGATAACAATGCATTTAAATCTTCTTCAGATCTCACTTCTTTGATACCCATTGAAAATTGTTCTAATTGTTCCGATGCTTGATTAATAGCAATTGTCGCTTCTTTAATTCTCTCTATCAACATTGCATTTTGCTGATCCAATTGCGAAATCTTTTGCTGTAATTGGTCAGACGTGGTTTGTATAGTTCCCTTTGTTTGTTCATGTTCTTGATTCACTCTTTCTATTTCAGCATTATTTTGCGCTATTTGCTGGTTTAATTGTTCAACTTGATCATCTTTTTCTTGGATTTTTTGTTGTAATTGAGTGATTTGTTCATTTAGAGCAGTTTGTTTTTCTTCTGACTCCTTGGTTAATTGTTCGATTTGTTGAGCGTGTGCTGCAGGGTCTCCACGACTTTGTAATTCAGATTGAAGCGCATTACGTTCATTTGTAACAGTTTCAAGCGATGTATTTGCATTTCTCAATTGCTCTTCTAATTCATTAATCTTTTGTTCCATTGTTTGAGCTTTTGATTGCAACTCATTATTTTGGTCGGTTAATTGTTGCATTTGTGTTGTGTATTGTTGTTTCACGTCCGCAAGTTGTTGTTGCAATTGTTGGATTTGATTTTCGCATTTATTGATTGCATCATTATTGCTTTTCACTTGACTTTGCGAACTTTTGGCAGAATCTTTTAATTCTTTTATTTTTCCAGCAAATTCTTTTAATTGGTTATTGATTTGTCCAAGTCTCTCTTTTAATTTGGTTGTAAAACTTTTATTCAACTCAACGCCCTGACCTATCGAATCGGTTTTGTTTTTCAAATTTAGTAAACTATCTGTAAAGTTTTTTAAAAAATCATCAGATGACATTATATATTATACAAATAAAATACTAAATATGTATAAGTATTTAAATAAAACTCTAATATAGAATATAAAATGAGTATACCTAAAATAATTCATCAAATATGGATCGGTCCTAAACCTGCGCCGACTACTTTAATGGATAC